GTGGCAATCTCTGACACAGCGGCCAGGCAGGCCAAGCCAAAGGAAAAGGCATACACACTTCCAGACTCGCTTGGGCTTTCGCTCTATATAGCCACCAACGGCATCAAGAGCTGGCATTTCCGTTTTACTTGGCTTGGAAAGCAGGCGCGGATTTCGTTCGGGACTTACCCCGACACAGGCCTAAAGGAAGCGCGCGCGAAGCGAGACGCGGCACGGGAAGACATTGCAAGCGGGATTGACCCGCGCAATTCAAGAAGGGAGAAGAAGGCCGAGATGATCGAGGCCGGGGGCCGAACCTTCCGCCGCGTGTACGACGAGTGGCTGGCATTCAGGAAGGGAAGTATTTCGCCAGGGACTTACCGGATCATCAGCAACCTGATGGAGCTGGATGTGCTGCCGACTTTCGGCGCTCGGCAGATCGATACCATCAAGCGCTCAGACGTCATCAGCCTGATCCGAAAGATTGAAAAGCGGGGATCAGTGGCTACCGCCGTCAAGGTTCGGCAACGCACCGGCCAGGTCTTCAGCTATGCAATCGCCATCGGACTGATTGAGGTCAACCCGACCGCCGAGATGCATGCTGTCACGGAAAAGATGGGGCAGCACAAGCCTCACCCCTTCCTACCATTCAGTGAAATGCCGAAGACAATGGCTGCTATTCAGGCGTCCTCGTCAGGTCACCAGCTGCGTGCAGCGCTCATGCTGATGATCTATACCGCGTCCAGGCCGGGCGAAGTGCGGCGCGCTGAGTGGTCAGAGATCGATCTCGACGCCGCCACCTGGACCACGCCCGCCGCCAAAATGAAAATGCGCAGAGATCACTCGGTACCGCTGTCTACTCAAGCGGTCGACGTGTTGAAGAGTATGCTGCCAATCACCGGCCACTTGCGCTACGTGTTCGTCAACCGAAGCGACTCAACCCTCCCGATCGGCACCAACTACGCCAACAACGTATTGGATGCTTGCGGGCTTACAGGCAAGCAGTCGCCCCACGGGTTCCGGCACTTGTTCTCCACCGAAATGAACGGGCGTGGCCATAACCGCGACTGGATCGAACGGCAGCTTGCTCACGCAGACAGCAGCTTCATACGCGACGTGTACAACCACGCCACATATCTAGAACAGCGCCGAGCCATGATGCAGGAGTGGGCCGATCTTGTAGCTCCCAACCACTAGCACCCCATGCTGGCGGAAGTCCTGAAAATCGTTTCATAGCAACATCTTACGTGGACGCCCACTGCAATCGACGCCTGACGATGCTGAACTGAGATTAACGAATCCCCGCAAATCTCCCTACAGGCTTTGGTCGAGAAAGTCCGTCCGTGGCGTCCCGCCGACCGAGCACAAGTATCAATAACACTCGTTACAACGCTGGTCACTCCGCGGAGAAAAAACGATGCTCAGCTCATGTCTAATACCTTCCCTGCTTTCCAATTTCTATGCAGATGAGCATTTTCTTGAGACTGCCCTCATGGAGTCTTCCAACTGGTGAGCAGTCTGGATCTTGATCATGAAGTCTAGGAGCGCGCGCTCCATCAAAGCATTATCCCAGAGTTTTTCACTGTTCTCCCGCTGCACCTAGAGCTTTACTTGAGCAGATTTCCCAAACCTGAGCCACTCTGTGACGGCGGCAACTTTTTTCATCGCAGGGCGCTCAATCAAGGAGAATGTTAGGCCACATATAAAAACCAAAACCGGCGTGAGCGCCAGAATAACAAAACAGTATTGAAGCGCACTAACCTGGCTAATCACCGCAACCCCAAAAACCAATTTAAACACCACATATAATAGAATTCCGTGAAGAAGATACATACTATAAGCTAATTCCCCCATGACTCGCGAGACCTTGATTTTAAACAATCCGAAAACACTATTACCACCTGCAATTAGACAGAAAGCGGCCACCATTAACGCTTTCGCCAATAAACTCTCATAAAGAGACGAAAACCCTGTAAAGACAAAACCCAGTAACAACAAGATAATTATAGACGAAGCCTTGGAAGCGGAGAAAATCTTAAACGACTCCAGCCTGACAATAAGGGCCGCAAACATGCCGCCGACAAACAGCCAATAAAAACCATTGGCAAAGTACAGACTGCCAAACATATACATGCATAGCATACTCAAAAACAGATATTTAATTGAGGACCTGCCTCCAATGGCCAAAAATATCAAAGGAAGCGCAAAATAAAACGTCCACTCATATGGGAGACTCCATGCAACACTCGCATTAATAAGATTTGTATTCGCCAGACCATTTATATCAGGAGAGCCATATCTAATAGTGAACAAAAGCCATTTTAAAATACTCAAAAGTATTTCACTAAACTCACCGAGTGGCTTATCCCTGGTAACCGTAAAAACGATTAAAAACAGTAACCCCATCGAGAAAAAGTAGAGAGGCACCAACCTTAATAATCTAGACACATACAACCTAAGCCAATCAACTCCAACGTTACGAGCATCGAGCATTTTAGAAAAGAATAGAAATCCCGTTATCATAAAAAACAACGAAACACCGACCTGTCCAAAACTTACAAAAACTCTAATCGGAGGATTAGACCAGCTACCACTCTTCAAATAAAAAAACCATATGCAAGAGTGATGAAGGAATACAAAAAAAGCCAAATACCCTCTCAATCCATCAATAGTAACAAACCGACCGACATCATCTGAAACAGACAATCTGCCAGAAATAAAATAAGTCGACAACAAAGCTATAGATATCGCCAAAAAGGCGAAAAGCACGCCAATCATTTCCACTCTTTTCACTTCCTATTGTATTTTTACTATTCATCCCTACCAGAATATCTATTTTTTACTCGCTCTGCATTTTAAACGAAGGACTCCTTAGCGCTCCATGGATGATTCATTTGATGGCTCTGACATACGCCTGGCAAGCTCGCAACGCAATTACGGCGTTATCCCCGTCACCGGTGATGGCGAGAATTCTTTGAGCATGCGGTGGGTCAAGTTGGGCTCGACGGGCTGCATGAACCACGCCGACGGCGCTGGTGGATGTAGGCACGTTGCAGCCACTGGCTGTATCCGTTGCGTCGATAAGGACTGACAGCCGCACATCAGCAGTGGCAAGGCGATCGCGCAGAGCAGCCTGGGTACGTTGGGCATCGGATAATTCTCGTATGTGTTGTTGGTCCTGGATGGCGAGCTGTTGCTCGGTGGCCAGACGCTTGTCCTGTTCGGCACGGGCCTGGGCGGCAGCGGCCATGCTGATACTTGCCAGGTCGCCCTGGTGCAGGCCGGCCTGCTCGGCCAGCTTCTTACCCATCCGCCAGTCCTGTACCTGCCAGGTCACGCCCGCGGCACTGGCCATCAGCGCCAACATCAGCACCGCCAGTCCGGCCAGCTTCTGCACCGGCGTCATGCCAGCGCCCGCCGCACGCCTTCCGTCACCACCGCGTCAGGGTACGCATACCTCGCGTTCTCGTGATGAATGATCGCTTTGACGAAGCCAGTCATCACCACCGTCTGGCTCAGGTCGACCTCGGCGCCAGGCCGGGTGCCTGTGTTTGCTTCAACGGCACGCACGTACGCAGAGGTGTCGTTCTCTACCGACGGTGCCCACCGGCTGATGATTGCCTTCACGGTCTTCAGCCCATGCTTTCGCTGGTAGGTCAGCAGCAGCTTGCCGAGGGCGCGGATTCCATTCTCAGGAGTGTCGAACCTGGCAAACCGCTTTTCGATCGCTGGGTCTGGCTTGAGCTGGCCTTGCCATTGGTTGGCCGGGTTGTAGTCGATGTTGCCGGGGTTGTTGTTGCGCACCCCGCGGGGTTCGGTGATCGGCATTGGCTTTCTCCAGGCAAAAAAATACCCGCTCATGGCGGGTGGCTGTGATCGAGGTCAGTTAAGCGGGCGCCACGGGCCATTCAATGGCATCTGGAAACTGCGGCTGCTCGATAACGCGGCTAAGCGCTACACGGTATTTTTTCCACGACTTGAGGGCGGCGAGGTCTGCGTCCGTGGCTTCGTCGACATCTACGGCGTCTTGGAGTGGCGCGATCGCATAGTCTGCAACGCTCCGCAAGCGGTTGAGCTCCGCAATAGCTACCTCCATAGGGTCGGGCTCAGGCGCTGTTAGCTCAGGAACCCCGTGAACTGGCAATGAATCCACGGCTACATGCAGAGTGATGCTGTGCGCCAAGTTGGCGGGCTCGCCACCTTTAGCCACGCTTACGGCCAGCACCCCGTCGTTGTAATTTATGGCTACCGAGCAAGACGCGTCGACCTGATTCAACACATAACCCCAACCTTCTGGCGGCGGAACCATGCCAAGCGTCCCGTGCACCAGGTACTGGCCAGGGCCAGGGTGCTCGGTGGTGATGGCGTTAGCGCCCAAGGAAGTGACATCAATAACGGTACCGTCAGCACCGAGAATGTTTACTGCTGCACGAGTTGTCATTTAGATAGCCTTGAGTGTGCCGTCAGCGGCGCGAGTGGTATTTCCGGTGTGGTAAAGCTCAATTTCTGGGGTTGTAGCGCCGTTGTAGACGGAACGCATCTTCACGGTCCCGGTGTTGCCACTCACACCATAAGGCCAGGCAATCATGAGTCTGTTGCCGCTGGAGCCGAATTGAATGGTCTGCCGGTAATAATAACCAGTCCCGCCCTGGGGATTCAGGCCAGAATCAGACGATGTGAAAACCGTATTGTCGATGCCGGGCTTGATCTCAGCCGTCCACGGCACGGGCGATGTGCCGCTGGCGATGCCTATCATCTCCATAGTCGGCACATTTCCGGCTGAACGACCCGTGTTCAGAGTGGCGGCGGTGCCCAAGCCGAGCGCCACCTGGGCCGCAGCTTGTGTAGAACCTCCAGTACCACCTTTATTCACCGGCAGCGCGGCAGGAATTGCCCCGCTTGAAGGGGCACCCAAGGCGGCATAGAGCTCAGCAGTCATGGCGTTGATTTTTACACCGGTACTTCTTGTGGTGTCTCCACCGGCACCGGTCGGTGCAGTACCGAGGTTTATATCTTGTCTTGCCATACGTATTAAACTCCTAAATTTTATATGGTAACTACGCAACCGGCTTTGCAAAAACAACGGGCATGTAGAACGCGCTAGGTAAATCTACGCCTACGGCCTGCATTACTAGCCTGTTGTTTTGGTATTCCCAAACTGCGTACATATTCCCCTGCCTTGATACGACGCCAGCCATATCCATGGCAACATTGTTAAGCATCATATAATCCCCGCTAGACAAGCTTGAGGGTGCGGTCCAGCTGTACCTATATACCCCTTGACTGGTTTGAGTCGCGCCAAGATAAGTCCACGATGAAATAGATCTTGTAAACTGTGCGCAGGGGGTACCGTTGTCAAAGAGAAGCTTTGCAGATCCATCCCACAATCTCAGGCCATAGCTTGCTGTAGGTTGGGACATGAACGCAGCAGAAAACCATGCTCCCGATGTTGCAGTTCCTACAATCCCGCTAAAGGAAAATCCTGTCCAAGCCCCTGAGCTTCCCTGTATCAAGCAGAAGCACAGCAGGTTCGACTGACTTGGCCTTACAAACACTAGCGGGGGCTCACTGGTAGTGACAGTTTTCGCAAATGGAACGAAAACACCCGCGCCGGTTCCGCTCCAAGTTCCTTTTTCAAGCACAACAAGCCTTGAAAACTCAGAATCTATCGTGACGATATCGCTATTATTTTTGAATGAGGCTCCATACGTCATTATCTGAACCTCATAACTAACAACCTTTGATTACTAGTACCAACAGGCCCTGTGTTTGCTGCCGGGCTGCCGAAATAAATAGTCACCCCTCCAGCTGATACTATCGGCGTGTATTGAATAGAGCTGTTGCTTTGTGCGTTAGTGTCATATGCAGCAATAGGAATACATACTGCCGAATGCGTTGCTGGATCTACCCCCGGTATGGATATAAACTGAGTCCTTCCCGAAGAGTTCGACTTTGAAACTATTACGGAATACGTGACACCAACCGTAAACGATGTCTCATCCAGTTCTAGGAGGCCAGTCGGCCCCCATAAGCGTACTCCCGAACTCATTCTGTTAGATCTCCGATCTGCACCCTTTTGACGTTGTTCACATCCCAGAAACGCAAAGACCGGTTCGTCATGATCGAGCGACCTTGCCCAGGGACAACACCGTTGATCTCGAACGTGCCGTCCTTGTTGAGGATCCATCCTTGCTGGCCCGCGATGTAGTTGGTCGAACTGATGTAAGCCCCTATTTTCGCGTTGGTGATCGTACCGTCTTGAATAAACGCGGCCTTGATGAAGGTCTGCCCACCCTGCACAGCGAACGGCACCGTACCTGCCTGCCCAATGGCGAAAAGGTCTGCGTCGATGACGAACTTCGACTGCAGGCCACCCGGCCCGTTCTCAAGTCCCAGGCCCACCCCTGCCCACTTGTATACTCCCGTAGCGGACTCGTACTGCAGTCGCACCGACCAGTTCAGCGTCACCTTTCCGTTCACTGCTTGGATAGCCGTGGCATTGGTCTGGATCGCCGCGGTATTACCGTTGAGCGTTGTCTTAACGGTTTCGATGCTGGACGACAGGGCGCCGTCGGCATTAATGCGTGCGGTTTGCTCGCTGACGATCGCCGCAGCGTTAGCCGCAACGCTGGCCTCCACCACATCCGTGCGCTGGCCCTGCGCCAGGTCGCCCTCAATGAGCGCGGACTGGGTGGACCAAACACCGACGTAGCTGGCCTCCGAGCCCATCAGCGCACTGTCGTCACCCTGAAGCGGCGGGTTGACCTGCAGGTAAATGCCGTCGACCCGCTGCGCCGTGGTGGTGACCTTGCCGTCGAGCGTGGTCACCGTGGCCTTGAGGGTGCTAAGCCCGCTGGCCGTGGCGGTTACGCCGGTGACAGGATCGTTCACCGTGGTCTTCACCGCGTTCAGCTGCGAGGCCTGGGCGGTGATGTCCTGGCCGTGTTGGTTAATCGTCGCCGAGTTCTGCTGAACCTGGGTTACCAGCGCGTTGACCGTCTGCGTGACGGTGCCGATGTCGGTCCAATAGGTGGCGTTCGGCGGCGGGTTGTTCGCCGGCACCGCGCCGTTGGCCTGGTACAGGTGCTGGCCCACGCGAACGATGTCGTTGAGCACGTACGCCTTAGACGGCACGTACTCCAGCGCATCCACCACTTCCCCGATCAGCTGCTCCAGCTCATCCTTGGCCGCGTCAATGCGACCGTTCACCGAGCCTGGCCCGTTTCCGTCGATCAGGTCGATCCGGTCCTTCAGGTGCTGGCCCAGGGCGGTTTCGTCAATCTGCCCTTTGATCTGCTCAAGGATGGGCCCAGCATCCGAACTGGCCTGGCCCATAACTCCATTGACCACCGGGTAGAACGGCCCGATGTTGCCGGTACGGTCCACCAGGCGCGCCCAGAAGAACAGGGTTGCGCCCGCCAGCAGCGACTGCATGCGGTAATCGGCCTGCGGATACGCCAGGTCGGCCAGCTTGGTCGCCGCCGCCAGGTTGTTCGCCGAGCCATACCAAAGCTCGGTGCGCTGGGTATCCTCGGCACCGGCAGGGAAACCCCACTTGATGCTGATCCCGAAGAGTTCGCTTTTGGTGGTCAGGGATGACACCGCCGGCGGCAAGCCAACCTTCCCTTGCAGGTCGGTGAGGACGGAGTTTTTCCACACCGACGAGATGTCGAACGCACTCACCGCACGCACCCGGGCTAGATAGGCGCCCGAGTAGATGCCGGTAACGTCGACGCTCGTCGAGCCCGTGCGCTGCACCTTGATCCAGTTGCCGCTGTCCTTACGCCACTCCACGTCATACGCGACTGCACCGGTAACGGCGGGCCACGAGATGTTCATGGTGCTGATGGCCAGACCCTGGTCGATCGATACGTTCGAAGTAATGGTCACGCTTGCCGGCGCCGGAACCACGGTGATTGGAATCACGCTGATTGGGCGTTCTTCCAGTCGCGCGCCGGTGTCGATGCTCGCGAACTTGCTTGGCTCGTACTGCAAGGCGCTGATGTCGTAATCGCCCTCAGGCGTACGTGCGGTCCTCATCACTCTATATAGAGGGATTGCCAGGTCGTCCGCATCGATCGCCCACTGAAGCTGTTCAGCAGGCGCCTCGGTGTAGGCTACGGTCACGGTTACGTTGCGGCCGCTCACACTCTCTACGGTGCGCCCTTCTGCGTGCCCGCCTGGGAGGTTGATCACCAGCCGGTCGCCAGCCTTGGCCATGGTGTCGCGATCCAGGGTGATGACCTTGCCCGCCGCCGCGGCAATGCGCCCGCCGATCTCCCGGCCAGCCAGCAGTGAGTCGGCAACAGGGATAATGAAGCCTGGCAGCGGGATACGGCCTTCCATGCCGGTCCTGAAGCTGATGGTGCGGTCCTGGTTATTGCTCAGTACCAGCCATTTAGCGCGGCGCTGGGCCTCGGATTCGCGGGTACAGCCAATGGCACTGATCTCCAGCGGATTGTCGCCGTAGCGCCGTTGCAGCTTTTGATCGGTCACCGCCGTGACGTCAGTGTCGTAGTTGTTCAACGGATTGTCGTAGCTGATCAGCGCCCGGGTGTAGCGGGTGCGCTCCGATGCGCTGGAGTAGGTGAACTTGCCGTCGATGACGTTCGCCCGGGTGTACGCGAAGTCGAAGTCGGTAGCGCGCGGCATATCCGCCAGTGTGAACACCTGGCCCTGGGCCCAGTAAGTCATGCCCCGGTAGATCGTCGAGATGTCACGCAGCAGAGACCAGGCGTCAGCCTTGCTCTGAAGGTTCAGGTTGCAGATGAAGCGCGGCTCCTGGCCACCCTTCCCGTCCGGCACCAGCTGGTCGCAGTACTGCGAGATGCGATAGAGCTCCCACTTGTCCACCATCCACGGCTTGATGCGCCGGCCAAGACCGAAGCGGTCGGCCGTGGTGATGTCGTAGGTCATCCAGACGGCGTTGTCAGTCCACGCCTGCTTGAACGTACCATCCCAGACGCCGGAGTAAGTGCGCGACACAGGGTCGTAGTTGCTCGGCACCTGCATCTTCTTCAGCTTGGTCTCGACCGTGACGGCCGGAATGCTGCGGAACTGCTCGGCGGAAAACTCAATGTAGAGTAGCGCGGTGTTTGGGTATCGAACCTTCGCATCGATGACCTCAGTGAAGCCGGCAATCTGCATCGTGTCGGAGATTTTGTTGTTGTTCTGGTTGATGGTCAGCCGCGTGATACGCATCAACCAGCCGGTGGTCGCCTTGGGAAGATCAATGCGGCGGGTGCGCTCGTAAAGGCTTGTGGTCTTGCCGTCGACCGCTTCGCTAAGCACCTGCTGGTAGGCGCCGCCGTCGGTGGCCAACTCAACTTTGTATTCAATCCGGTACCCGTTGATGTTGCCCCCTGCATCCACGGACTGGAGCGCAGGCCAGGCGAAACGCACACGAACAGCAGAGAGCTGCGTGTTGTTGATCGCCCGAACCCATGGCGTTCCGCTGCGCAGCTCGGTACTGATGGTGGTTTCGTTCTCGATCGAGGGGATGCCCTGGATATAGGTCTGATCCACCGCGCCGGTGCGCCACTCCCACTTCACGTTCGGGAAGTTCATGTTTCCCTGGGGATCTTGCAGCGGGGTGTTGTCGAGAAAGATATCGCGCGCGGTAGGCGTGCCTTCGAATTCTCCTTCACCGATAGCGATTAGCATTTTGGCAATGGCGATAGAGCGCAGGCTGTCAGGGGCCTCGGTGGGCGTTTTTGGCTTCTCGGAGCCACCCTTGGCGCCGTAAATATCGAGCTTCTGTGCTGCGCCCATGCTTTTCTCCAGGCAATAAAAAACCGGCTCGTAGCCGGCTGTAGTGCTGCGGGTTCAGTTACATCTGATCTTCTGCATAGATAGCGGCGCTGATGATCGCTCCGCCCACCCGACGCTTGCCGTAGCACAACGGTACCGGGTTGCCGGATGCCGTGGTGTTCTTGGCGCTACCAAAGGCATAGCCAGGTGTGTTCTCTGGCGCGGCACTGGTCTTCAGGCCGCCGGCCTGGGGGCTGAGCATCTGGATCACGCCGCCCAGCACCATTGATCCGCCCATCATTATCAGGGCGGACCCGAAAGGAGCGCCCGCGCCGAAGGTGCCGCCGGTGATGACGAGACCGACAACGATAAGCACTGCTCCGATAATCGTTTGCAGCGCGCCGCCGCGCTTACTTCCGGTGACCACGGGAGCAATACGGATAACCCCCTCACCGGAGAATCCAAGCTCCTTTTCCGCCAAACTCGTTTTGCCGCGAAAGACCGCGAACTCAATTCCTCTGGATTTGGCATTGGAAAGGAAGCGCTCAAAGCCGGGTATTTGCACGCATAGCGCTTTCACCGCCTCAGCAGGCGTCTTCACGGCCATTCGAAAAGATCTACCAAACTGCCGGAGTTGCCCGTAAAGCATGATGGTGGTCATTGGCTGATAATTGATCGCGAGTGCTGCCACTGTGTTTTCTCCAGGCAATAAAAAGGCCCGCCGAAGCGAGCCTTAAACAGGTTGTTGTGCTGCTAAAGGCAGCTTTGCAGTGCGGCCAGCCTTTTATTTGCGATCCAGTTACCAACCACCACGTAATACTTGGCTTCAGACCCCGTGCCTTTCGGCCGAATATCAACGAAATACTGAGAACCTTCAGTGAATACCGTGTATCCAGCGTCTCGTCCTGGCTGAAGCGTTGCACCAGGAGTGCCGCCGAAGATCGGCTGATTCTGCCATTCGTAGTGAACGCACTTGGCCAGCGCCGCGTCGCTTTTCTTCGAACTCAACACCTTGTATGGACCTTCCTGTCGGGCTTCATTCATCGTCGGCGCCATACATCCCGCCAGCATCGCCGCCGCTACCGCCACTATCAAAATTCGCATGCCACATTCCTGGTTGCTTATTGGAAAGAGCCGTAAACGTAACGGTTGTTAGAAGGCTCGTCCTTAGGATAAGCGTCCCGCCAATCTTTCGTGTAAGAGGAAAAGCTCGATATCTTTGTGATCTTCCAACCACTCTTCGTGTCTTGCCGCTCCAACACATACTGGAAGGGCTCGCCATCCTCCTTACTTTTCTTGGCCTCGGCATCAAGCACTGCACCATCCTCAGGAGGTGTTGCATTCTTAATATGGGCAGTTACGACCGCGCGCGTATCAGACTGAACCTCTACTTTCGTAATTTGCCGATCAAAGACCAAGGGCGTTTTTTCACACTCTCCTTCGGTAATTAGCCGACCCTCGGCCAGCTGTGAAAGCTTTCCAAAGTAAGGTGCCGCAACCTTCAAATTGCTCTTGCAAACCTCAATCCGTATGTTTGCTGACGCGTCCTTAACCCTCCACCACGACTTCACTGTGACGTCGGGCGAATTGTTCGCCGCTTCAATAGCGCCTACCGCACTGACAGCCCTGGCAAGTCCGCCCGCAGTCTGCTCACGGTCAAAACAGCCAGACAATATTAAGGCCGCGGCGCCGATAATTATTAAACGCTTCATCCAGACTCTCCTTGTGAATGAGGGCAATCTACCATCACACGCCGACCACAGCCAAAATCTGCGATTCCTGGCCAGGCATCCAGCGTGGATGGAATGCCAGTAACGCCGACACCCATTCAGATAGTAGCCTCCTGCCTTCACGCAAGGATTTCCCAGTCCTTCGCCTGCAAGCCCAAGGACTGGGATTGCGCCAATATCGGCGCGTTTATGACCTGGAGGTCAATGTGAGTGAGCAAAAAACCGTAGATCAGCGCTTAGACGAACTGGAGCTCGTGCTGAGAACTGCCATCATCTTCAATATGAACGCAGCAACAGTGCTTGGACGCCGGCTTGCATACGGGAATGATGCGATTGCTAACGTTCTCGCGCAGGACCTGAAAAACCTGAAGACCGAGAGATTCGAGAACATAGATAAAGCCCTTCACGATAGCTATATCGACAACTTGGTGCTGAGCATTACTGGCCGAGTTTAAATCCGGCAGCATAGATGCTTCCAGTTGGGAGGTGCTTAATCATAAGCACCCTCCAACTCTTATCAGTAGATTTTGTGGAACCCGTACTTTTTTCCACCTCAACCGTTTCAACTGGCTGACTCATATATCTCTCCTGCGGCCATGCCGCGTCATGTTGGTTTTTTTGCTTCTCTGTGCCTGAGGATCAGGCGTTTTCGGTCATGCCACGGGCCGCCGTAGACGATGATTTCCGACGGCCTGCCGTACAGGTGGTGCAGCAGGAACGGGCCTGGGCCGAAAACGTCTGAATTCTCACCAGGCAGCGACGGATCAGTGCCCAGGTATATGCCAGCGTGGTTCGGGTGAGCTGTCCGGCCAACCTGCATAACGATCATGTCGCCGCGTTGCGGTCGGTCGACGCGAACAAAGCCGGCCGCCTCATAGCGCTGCTCGTACAGGCTTGCGTTCTCCGCACTCTCCCACCAACCATCGGTGCGCTGGAAGGTTTCGAACTCCAAGCCCCACTCCCGCTGATACCAGTCGGCGCAAACCTGCCAGCAGTCCCACGCGCCGTGCACGAACGGACGATTGAGCAACGGTGTGCTGCCGTTTGGCGTGATGGTGCGCAGATCGCCTTCTGGCCAACTCAGAATGTGCCAAGGCAAGGCCGTGGCCTCGCACATGGCCAAGTCATGCGGTGACGGCCTGCTGGTGGCGTCCGGGTGTGAGTGAACGATGCCGATCACCTCGCCGAGGTCTTCGGCCGCGGCGTAGTCCTCAGGATCTAGCCGGAACTCTTCCCTCGGCTCCGTGGAAATGTTCCGGCACGGGAAATACTTCTGCTTGCGACCGATAGCCAGCAACAACCCACAACACTCTTTCGGATACTGAGCCGCCGCGTGCGCCTGGATGGCCGCAATGATGTGCTTGCGCATGGTCAGCTCCTCGAAATCAAGCTGACGGCGGGGAATCCACCGAAGCTGAGTTCGTTGTTCTCGCCGAAGCGCAGCTTGCAGGACGACAGGCAGCCCTTGCACTGGTCCAATGCCGGGTCATCCGTGGGGTTGTCCTCATCATCGAACATGGCGGCACCGGTATATCCGCAATCCGGTCCACGGTAGCCGTTGGTCATCGCCCAGTGGCAGAACGTCGTCATTTGCCGCCCTGGCAGGCCGTGGTTGTCGATTTCACCCGGGGAAGACAGCTCCCAGACCACCGCCTCGCCGTCCTCACTGGTTTTCTGGTCGATGTACCAGATCTCCAGCGCCTCCTGAGTCGGGTCAGCAGTTGGGTTACCGTCAGGGTAGTTTGCCGCGTCCAGGTACTGGGCCAGGGTCTCGCGAACAGTCAGCTTGAACTTGAGCATGTCCTCAAAGGCCAGGCACAGCGCGGTGACACGCCCGTTGACGTTGCCAGCGGCGAAAGTAGGGCGAGAGGCGGTGCCGTCGCTGCTCGAGGAAATACCCTCAATCTGCACCGGCCAGGCCGCGTACTCCTGGCCCTGCCAGATAATCGACTTGGCGGGCAGATCCTCTTCCGAACCCTCATAGGCCAGTAATTCTTCTGGCGTGTGCGGGATAGCGTGACCGTGAAAGCGCAAGTAATCGGCGCCGTACTCGGTACCGTCAATTTCGAACAGGCGAATCTCGCCGCCGGGCTCCAGTTTCTGGATGTCCGTAATCAGTGCCATGGGCAGTTATCTCAGGGATGAAAGGTTTGCTGGAAAGTCGCAGTGATGGCGTAGACCTGGCCGCCACGGTGCACTGGCTTGTAGCCGTTGCACTTGTATAGGCCAAGCTCACCCAGGGGCGGCTCCCAGAGGAAGCCCTTAGCCCCTTTGTGTCGATCGAGGAACGCCATGATCTCTTTGATGCGCGGCTTCAGACCGGTAAAGGTCACCGGCCAGGACTGCGACCGGTTGTTGATCCCATCCTCGACCGACTGCTCGTAGCCATCGCCAAACTGCTTGGAGCGGACGCGCTGGGCAATATCGCCTTCCGCGCCCTTCTCCGTCGCCCAGGTGAATCGTTCGATAGCCATCATCGCCCCTTGATTGCCTTATTGATGACGCCGCCCTGGCGCATGTCCCTGCTCCGCATTTCCTGATACTTCTGCTCTACGAACGTCGCCAGCTCTTTGCCGAAGAGGTCATAGCCAGGTGCATCAGCCGAGGAGGTAGCGTTGCCGTCGCCATCGATATGCACTTCGACATTGATCTGCGTTCCGCCAGCCCCACCGCCGCCCATGGCCATAACCCCAAGCTTGCCGCTCGACGTCCGGGTCAGCGGCATGATTGCCTCCTCACCAGCTTCACCCATGACGCCGGTTTTGCCATTGGCCATCCCGAACGCCGTGGGCTTGCTGACGATGGAGTTCGTGAACGCACCGCCGTCGGCGAACATCTGCACACCGCTCGACCACGCGCCGCCCTTGGCTTGCGGAAAGTAGGTGCTGGAGTATCCGGCAGATGATGCCCCGAGGTTTGACGACGTGGCACCGGCAGACCCGGCGGCCATGCCATTGCCGCCGCCGGCCGCGCTGCCACCGAAGTAACTCGCCGCCGCGCCAACCAGACTGCCCAGCAGTGCCGAACTTGCCTGCCGTGTCGCAATGCGCGCCATGTCCGCCAGGATCGATTTGGCGAAGTCCGAGAACGACGCCTTACCGGTCATGGCAAAGTTGACGATGGAATCCTCCATGGAACTAAAGGCGTTGCCGAACAGGCTTTTGGTTTGCCCGGCGATGTTGCGCGCCGAATCCAGGTAGTTATCCCAGGCTGCCGTTGCGCCCTTCGTCCAATCGCCCTGGGCGTTCTCTACATCCGCATAGTTCTGCCGGATCTGGTCGGTAGCGGCCTTGTTCGCGTCTGCGAGAGCCTGCGACTTCCGTTTAAACTCTTCCTCCGACATGTTCCGCGATGGGTCGGATTTCTGGTTGGCAAGCTCCAGCGACTGCTGAGCAAACCGGTCCTGCTGGCTGTTCAGTTCGCCGCTGAGCGCGTTCTGTCGATCGCCCCGCCCCACGCCGAGCACTGCGCGCTGGCCTGCCAACTCCAATGCCCTCTGCTGCTGCCCCAGTGCCTGTACGTACGAGCTGATTGCCCGTTCTTGCTTTGCCAGGCGCCCGGTCTCATTGGTAGCGAGCACTTCAAGCTGGCTATCCGCGTCCTTCTGCGCCTTGATCATCCCTGCGCGCGCGTCGGCGATCTTCTGGTCCAGCTGGATGCTTTGCGCAGCCGACGTGGACTTCTTGCCCTTGGCGGCCTCAAGCGCTGCAATCTCTGCTTCGTAGGCTGCCGTTGTCTGGTCGAGCTGATTCCCAATCAGCGCCTGGCGCCGGAGCAGATAGTCTTCCTCAGACAGCAGGCCAGCCTTCTGTGCCGCCTCCAGTTCCTTCTGGTAGTTTTTGTAGGTGTCAGTGATCGCCGCCAGGTCGTTCTTGGCGATGTTGAAGCTGGTCAGATCGACCTGCGTACCGGCGGCTTTGGGATCCTTGAATTTGTCGTTGATGTTCGCGATATTTTTATCGACCGTTGCCTGGGCCAGGCGAGGGTCGTTCGGCGCTACCTTGCGGATATCGTCGAGTTGTTTTTTGTAGTCCTTGAGTGCGTCGGCCCGCTTCTGCTCATTCGTCCATGAAGACTTGGTGAGAGCATCAACCTTCTGCATCGAAGTGATTGCAGACTGCTGAGCCTTCGCCTGGTCGCCTTCCAGCTTGGCGATTTCGGCCTGAGCCGCCTTCTGGTCCTCAAGCATATTCAAGCGGTTTTGATAGAGATCGATCATCTCCTGCTTGTTTTGGAACAAGCCAACGTCGCCGGATTGCGCGCTAGCCAGGTCTCGGCGGGCTTGCTCAATGTCGGCGCCGATATCCGGGCGCCCGATATTGCTAAGGCTATCGGCAGCCCGCGCGACTGCGTTGTAACCTTTCTCCCAGAAACTCAGGTTTTCCAGAATCCTCGGCGTCCGCTCGTTGATCGCGTCTGCATAGGACTCGGTGGCCAGTTTCACCGCACCGGCGTGGTCGCGCTGCTCTTCCAATGCTGCGATCTGCGAGTAAACAGAGGCAGTCAGGTAGTGGTACTGCTCGTTCAGCGCTGCGGATGCCTTTACGGGGTCGTCGGCCAGCTTGACGAATTCCGAGACTGTCTCGCTGACGGCTTTACCGGTCGCCTCCTGCATCGAAACGGCGGCCTGGGTGATGCCCGCAAAACTCTCGCCGGCGATCTTGCCGTTATCCGCCAGCATCGCCAGTACCGTAGCGGCCTGGCCTGTGGTGCCCACGGTCGCGCTGACTTGGCGCGCCATGTCGCCCAACTGCCCAGCGCTAACCCCTGCATAGTTGCCGGTAAGGATGAGCGACTTGTTGTAGCTGTCCTGCTCTTCGCTGCCTTTGTGGTAGGCATATGCCAGGCCGCCCACGGCTGCTGTGGCAAGCGCTAGAGGCGCCAGGATGGCGAGCAACCCCGCCGCACCTGCACCAGCGCCGGCGCCCAACTGAGCCACGGCACGAACACCACTTCCCCAGTCACCCGACGACAGCGCGTTACCCAGCTGTACAACGTTTTCCTGCGCCTGGCGGGTGCCGAGTCGCAGTTTGTCGAAACCGGTGGTGGTCTTTTCGAGCTTTCCATAATCCTTGTCGATCTTCGCCAGGGCGCTGTTGTACTGGTCCTGGCTGATTCGACCTTCGTCGAGATGCTTACCCAGTTGCTCGACCTGCGTGTCCAGCTTAGCCAGCGCGGCACGGGCAGGGTCAATAGCCCCCAGCAGGCTGTTGAGGGCCTTCTGCTCGTCCATAGCGGACTTGGCCAAGGCCACCTGCTGCTTGTCGAGCTGCGCCGAAATCTTCGCGGCCTCGGCCTCGCCATAGGCGCCGGTCTTAGTCAGCTTGGCGAGAGCGTCACGCTGCTTTGCCAAGTCCTGGGTGGTTTTGGCGCTGGTGGACAGCGACTTTTCCAGCGCCTGCATTTCGTTCATCAGCGAAACGGCGGACTGCTCGGCCCGGCCGCCGGCCTTCGCCATTTCATCCAGACTCGTTTTCGCCTGGATTGCATCGGCCGAGTCGATCTTGACGCCGAGCTCTGCAATGTTCATCGACTCACCTTGAATAAGTGCCCGCGGTTACGGGCTGTTTTCCCTCTCCTCCGCCATGACGCGCAGGGCCTCGCCTTCCAGTACCTGGAGGTCTGGGAAGATTTCAGCGAGTTTCTTTTTCTTGATGCCGAGAAAACCGGCCACGTCGCGGATGCTGCTGTAGTCGAGACCGATCGCGCCGCCGGCGCCTGCTCGCCACTGAGTGGACATTCGGTTGAATAGGAGGAAGGCTGGCCAATTGCAGGGCCAGACCTCCACTTCTTCAATCAGGTCGCCAGGGGCAAGGCCGAACATGCCGATAATCGTGTCGGGCACGCTCGGCGAGTACATCGCGCGGGCGGCGTCAGTCAGTTTCCCAGGCGGGCCTGACTGTATGCGCCTTCGTACGCATTAACGACCGCCTCTGCGGCGCCCTGGCAGGACTTCACGAATGCGACGATGTTGTCGTCGCTGTATTCGTCATCGAAGCCCCAGTCGACTACCAGGTCCTTGATCTGCTGGGCTTGCTGCTCGGTGTCCACGGCAACCACTTCCGACCAAGAAGGCTTGTCGCCTAGCGCGGCCCGCGCCTTGTTCCGCGCCTCGTTCCATTCATCGAACAGAGCAGCAAGCTCGGTGCGATCCCGGTACTTGAAAGTGAACTCGACCTTCTCGGGTTCGCTGCCGACGATCGGGATCAGCACGGGCGCATTGAACGTAGCCTTTTGCGCAATACGGATCTTAGCCATGGGTTACACCGACGCAGTCAGGTAGCGGGTCGGCTCTGCCTGCAACGCCAAGCTGACGGTACGGGTCAGCAGGTTGTTGCGGGACACCGCTGGCTGCTTGGAGAACGACGTGTAGGTGCCGTACAGCAGGGTGTCGTTACCAGGCAGGTTCAGGCGCGCCGCTTCGATCTGCTTGCCGGCGTCCGCCTTTAGCAGCACCCCGTTGAACGCCTGGGCTGGGTCATCGGCGATGGTGAGCACCATACTTGCCGCTGATTTATCGGTGGGGATCTGCTTGCCCTGGTCATCCTCGAGGAACACCACATCCAAGTAGTTCTGCTCACCGCCAGAGAAGGCCACGTCGGAGATTTGCGGGATCTGCACCCATGTCAGCACCTTGCGCATCGTGCCCGCGCCGCCAGCGACCGGATAGACCTGCGTGTCGGTAGTGTCGATGCCTTCCAGCGTGATCGCCGTTGCCGTCGCTGCTTTCACACGCACCACCTTACTGTCCAGCTTGCTCCAGCCAGACGTCAGCAGAACAATATCGCCGGCAGCGATGGTGCCACCTACAACGGTGGCCACCGCCTCGCTCGCGTTGCTGATGGTGGCGAACGCCAGTGCCGCGGCGTAGGTTGCGGCGTGCTGGAAGGTGCCGCCGTTCGGGATTTTGTAGCCCATGGGGTATTTCCTCTTTGCAGATGTTAAAAAACCCGCTCAATGGCGGGTCTCTGGGTTTGCCCAATGGGCGGGATCAGTTGGTGTCGGCTCGGTACAGGAACGAAACTGGAACGGTATAAGTTGAATCGCCTGCGATGCCAGGGCCTGGGTCAACTGGCGACATGGTCACCACGGTGACCGTGCCCTTCGTGTCCCTGGCATATAGCGGGAACAGGTCAACCAGTTCGGTAGTGATTGGGTTGGTCTTGGTCTTACCTGTGCCCGCCGGCGCGATGATGCTGACCTGAAACACGCCGGTGAACAGCCGGTGATCACCGCCGAGCGTGTTGCTCGCGGTGTCGCCGGGAATGGTGAAGGCCCGCAGATAAGTCTCGCCGTCCGCCGGCGCGTAGGCCGTGTTCTCGAAAACGATCTTGAGCTTGTCCGACCTGGCAGCGTTCCAGGCGATGAGCTTGGCCTCGTAGATCGAGGCGATGATGGAGTGACTCATACCTGGTTGTTCCTGATGGCCTCCAGCACGATTTGCTGGAAGCGGGCCACTGTTACCCTAACCATGCCTCCGGGGGCCTGGGAGGAATGGCCGAACTCCAGCGGAATCGCGTAGGGCAAGTTATTGATGATGTAGGCCATCTGGCCGGCGGTGAAGTCATTCATCGCGGCAACCATTGCAGCAGTGGTTTCGGCGCCGCTCGGGTCAACCTCATCAAAGGTGACGCTCTCTACCACGCCAAGCGATATGTGCCAGTTCGCCCGGAACCGCCCACCGACGTAGTCCCTGCCAGCGACCAAGCCGTTCACATTGAAGTTCTGGTCGCGCTCGGTCTTTGTCAGGGGCTTGGCGTATTTCACACCCTTTCGCAGTTTGCCAGCTTTGGTGAAGTTCGATTCGTTGAGGTTGATGAGCGTATTGCGGACCGCGACCTTGAAGTCATAGTCGTCGGCCGCCCGGGCGTTCGCCTCACGGTGAGCGACGTTTGCGGCCCAGATATCCGGGTTACCCACGGGAGACATCCGGATCAGGCTGCTGCCGACCTCGATGATGATCTCGCGAACACTGGCGTCAATGGCTTCACCCGTCTGAGCGGCGAACTCGGCCAGGCTGAGCGCAAAACTGCCGGATTGTCCGGCTCCTGCCCGGCTCACGACCGCACCTGCAACTCATACAGGATCGCCGTACCGGCAGGGTTTACCTCTTTCAGCGGCGGCACGATTGACCAGGTACGACCCTGGGCAACCACTTTGTCGAGCAGACCCGGTACCCACGCCAATCCCTGCGCGGCGATCTTGAGCTTCTTGTCGCCCTGTTTGATGAGGCTGTTGTTCTGGAATTCTTGGCCGGTGAAGTCGAGCAGGATGCCTTGGGCAATTTGCTCGACGGTCGCGCCTGGCGCTTCGCCGCCCGTCTCCGGGTCGTACTCGCCCGGCTCAGTCTTGCTGATGGTCACGGGCTGGCCGAACTCTGTGATCATCTCCAGAGCCATCACGGCCATTTCGTCGTAGAAGGCCATGGTGGCTCCAGATGTGAAAAGCCCAGCTAGACGGCTGGGCTCTTCTGTATCAGCTGTTTATGAAGTCTGAATAAGCTTTGCGCCTAATTTGACGCTGCTCAAGCAACAAGTCAGCAAGCTCAACTGCAACCGCTACAGCCTGCTGAGGAGAACTTGCTTGCTCCACCGACGCACTTAAGGCCGCCGCCGCGTAAACATCCCACGCTTCGGCATCATCAGAGTTTAGTTTTGTTGTCATGACTTCCATTCCTGTAAAAGAAGGCATAACGCTACCATCAAGCTCTCACAGCAAACAACCCGCGCTTTTGTAGATAGTCGGCGAACTGCGTAGCACTGGGCCGGTCCGGCGCCGCCGGCAACAGTCGACCACTGGTGTTGGAGATCGTCGCGTACTCGCGAGTTACCGCGCCTTCGACGCGCTCCAGTGTTACTGCACCCTTGCGCTTCTCCACCGGGTCGATGTCGTCCTGATGGATTTCGGCGGCCAGGGCCATCTGGCCGTACTGGATACGCGCCGGCAGGTAGTTGTCTGGCTTGATCTGGCAGTCCAGCTCAACACCCCGGCGCGGCCAGGCCAACGCCTGCTCGCTGCTCATCTTGCGGCCTTTCCAGGTCATGCCATCCATCGCCAAGGCGGCCCGACGCAGCAAAGCTTCCTGCTCAGGAACGCCCGCCGGGATGACTGTGCCGAACTTCACGGCGTACAGGGCCAGGTCCTCAGCGCTCGCGTAGCTTTCGGCGTCAGGCTTGCCGGTGCCGTCCTCGATGATGAGTGTCATGCGTCAACTCGCTGGAATAGTTTGAGATCGGCCGCCGGGTCACCGGCAGCCAGCATTATCATGCCTTGGGCAGATCAGCGACGAGCTTTTCCAAGGATTCTTTCGAGGCGTTGGCCCGGTATGGCACCTTCGCTTCGTCGAGCTTGGCTTTCAGGTCGGCGACTTCCTTCGCGTCGGCATCTTCCCGACCCGCTTTGTCGATCTGCTGGAGAAGATCATCTACCTGCAGTTGCAGAGCTTTCACCTTTTCAGCTTCGCCATCACGCTCACGGATGAGGCTTTCCACGCCGGCGTTCACCGCCTCGAACACCTGAAACAGGCGATCAGAGATAGGGCCAAGCTCGCCTTCTGGGCGTGCCAGCGCTTGGTCAGCGAATGACTCTACGATCAGGCCGACAGACTCGAGCTCAGCGCGAAAGGCGTCGATATCGATGCTGGAACTGCCACCATCGATCAGCAGCACCTTCGGCAACTCCTTGACCGTCACGTCAGGCACTTGTTCTGCGGCATCTTCACGACTTTCGGTAACGCTTGCGTCGACGATGCGCAGGCCATTTGCCTTGGCCAGAGCCTTAACGTCTTCCTGGTACTGGTGGAATGGACCAGGCAGATACCAGATGTTTTTGTTGCTCATGATCATGTCCTCGCCAAGCCGGGCACTGGGCCCGGCTCAGCTGTCGGGGTTACTTGGAGGCATCACCGATCAGAGCCACACCGGCGGTGTGCTTGATGCTGGTGGCGGTCTTGTCCCAGTTGGTACCGGTCGCCAGTTCGGCGTCGGTTGGCGACTTGCCGCCGGTGGTGGTGTCCCAGGTGTAGCCCTTCAGACCCAGGCCAAAGGTGTAGTCGGTTTGGAGCGTGGTTTCGATACGCTCCTTGCCGTTGGTGGTCTGGACGTTGCTGATGATGTCACGGCCGTCATGGACCAGCGCAGCGCCTTGCACCAGGGACAGGATGATTTCCTTGTTCGGGGTGCCGGCCTGCATCAGCGCCGGGGCATCCGTCACAACGGAGATCTTGCCCAGGATGTCCACGACGCGGACGTTACCCGCCTGGAACAGCTGCTGCTGGTTCGCCAGGTTCTGGCCGACCAACTTGTGGTAGCTGGTGCCCTGCATCACCTGGGTGACCAGGTTCTGGCTTGCGTCGCCGAACTTCGCGTGGGCATTGTTCAAGCCGGCGTAGGTAATGCCAGCGGTAGCCGACACATCGTTGACCGCAGCAGCCTGGGCGGTGATTGCGGCAACCAGGGCGGCGATCGCGGTGTTCAACTGATCCTTCAGCAGGATTTCAGCGAACGCACGGCTGGCGACCTCGATGCCTTGCGCGGTTGGACGCTCCAGCCAGGTCATCTGCGATGGCTCGTAGCGGATCGGGCCGAAACCGCCGGCGACCTTCACCGAGGTGTTCTTCAGCTCGGTCAAGTCGGTAGCAGCGACTGCAGCGTTCGCGCTGTAGCGATCCACGCGGCGCTGTGCAGCAGCCAGAGTCTGGAAAAACGACTCTTGGAGGAAGTCACCAGTGAAGCCGTCCGGAGACAGCACGATTGCACCGCGGCTTGCAGCGTTGAAAGCGGCGAGATACTGATCCAGCGTCTCGAGAGTCGCAGGCATGATGTATTGGTTGAAGACCTGCATTTGCGACAGGGACATGAGTTATTTCCTTAAGATTGTGGGAGATCCGGGAACCGGCTCGCGATCGCGGCCGTGCGTTCCTCTTTGGTGCCGCCGATTTTTCCTTTTGCGGCCCCGCCGCCACCTCCAGCACCAGCAGCCCCGCCGCCAGATGCCTTGCTACCCGCGATCAACGGCGCGAAGGCCGTGTCGTTTGCGAATTCTGATTTCAGCTCATCCAGCGTTGCCGCCGAGAGCTTGCCCTGCTGGTCGAGGACGACCACAACAGGCTTCCCGTCGCGCTGCTCGACGCTTAGACGGCGTTCGATGTGCGGCAACAGGGCTTTGGCGCTGCCTGGGATTGCCAGGGCAGACGCGATATCAGTAGCGGTACGGCCGACGGTCAGATCCCGGATCTGCCCACTCAGTGTTCCACGCTCCTGTTCCAGCATGCCGTTCAGCTCAGCTTCGCGGCGGTTGTACTTTTCGGACCAGGACTTTTCGAGTTCCTCGACGTTGCCTGACTTGCGAGCGGCTTCTTCACGCTCCAGCCGAGCCTGCTCTTCCGCGTCCTTACGAGCCTTCTCGGCGGCCTTCTTCTCGCCGAGCAACTCATCGACCTTGGCTTTCAGGCCGGACACATCTTCTTGCTGCGGCAGACCTTCAATGCCGAGTACGAACTTGCCGTCCTTCTCGGTGTAAAGAGCGCGCACGGCTTCATCTACCCCTTCCAGGGTATCCAGTTGGAATTTCAGCATTGATTGTCTCCCAGAGACGTAGGTGCAGGCCCTGCCTGCTATTTGATGCCTGCCCGCTCGAACGCCAGAGGCTCAAGAGCCTTCATCTGCACAAGGGTCAGAGGTGAAAAGTTGCGATCAAGCTGCAGCTCGGAGAATCGTTCGATGCTCAGGCCACCTTCGCGGAACAACTTCGCGCGGACCGAGCCGATCGCCTTGTCCTGAAACGCTGCTGGCTGCTGCTTGAGCCAGTCGTAGTAGCTGAGGTCTGCCCTCACCTGCTGGGCCCCGCCGTCGCCGATGGAGGCCCGCGTAGCATCCTTGGCGAACAAGGCGCTGAAGCGCGTCACCGCCACCACGGTCGAGCGGCAGTTGATGTGGATCGGCGGCCTGGGCCCTTCAGTCAGCTTGAATCGTTGCTTATCCAGCGTCCGGCATTGGCTGGTGGTCTTTGAATCCAGGGTGCTGACCCACTCCACCGACCGCACAACGTCACTGTTTTCCTTCAGCGTCTCCATGCGCGCCTGGGTAGCGACGTGCTGCACTGCCGTCCGCACGATGGCGCCGGCGTTGCGGTTGGTCGTGGCCAGGATGCCGTCGTTGTACTGGAGTGCTTTAGTCCCGCGAATGTTCCTGATGATCTGGAAGTTGGTCTGGCCTTCGAAGAAGCCCTGCCTAATCGCGCCTGTGAGGCGTTGCCGCTCGGTAGCGGTGAAGCCATCAATGAACGACTTGAGCATCCTCCCGCCGTCAGCACCTCGCACACTGAGCGGATTGGTGAGGATTGCCGCCCTGATTGCCGCAGCACCTGGCACCGCCGCGTCAAAGGTGACGCCCACCGGCGCCGCCCGGGTCAGGCTGGTCGCTTCAAACTCGGCCTCGTAATTGGCGATATCCACCAGGTCGAGGCTCAGCCTCTCGCTGTAGCGGTCGAAGATGCCCAGCAGCAGGCTATCGACCTCGCTCAGCAGCCGCTCCAGCCGGGCTACGGTGTAATTCGTCAGATCTGCCCGAGTCAGCCGCTCACGAATGGATCGGTCGATCTCCTTGAGGAAAGGCGCGAACTTCGCCACCTCCCCCGACTTCAACTGCTCCAGGAACACCGCATGCCGAATGGTAGCGTCAAGGATTGCTTGGTTTGCCGCCATTCGGAATTACCTCGGTGTCGTCCAGGGCTGGTCCGGTGCTTTGTGCTTCCAGCTCATCCCGGATTTCGGCGTCCGTTTTCTCTGGGTTTATTACGCCGCGATCACGCAGGTACTGCCAGAAGTCACCTTCCGGAAGCTTGCCGCCCTGTACTGCGTTGAACAGCGCCGCAAGGATCGTTGCGTCCAGAGTAATCTGGCTGAAATCTTGATTGAGCTTGTAGACCACCTCGCCGGGGGCATTCACGAACTCGGCCATCCAGACCAGGCATTGGCTGTACGCCTCGCTGACGTTGCTCACCACTAAGGAGAGAACGCTGTGTTCGGCGGCGCTGTCGTTGTCGGCCTGGGTTGCGGTCTTCACTGCACTGCCACGCTCGATCAGTCTGGCGCCGAGGGACACCATGTCCTGCTTCTTGGCGTCCATTGCCTCTTTAGCGACGGTGTTGGGCTGCGCCTGCCAGACGCCACAGGCACCATTCACAGGAAGCAGCCAAGGCGCTCTGGAGCCCAAGAAGATCCCAGCATTTTCGAGATGGTCACGCCATTGCTCATCGAGGCCAGACATCCACGGTTGGGGCTGGCCCACCAAGTACGCTGCCTCTTCATAGTCCGCGCTGTTGCGGTAATGCCCGATGTTCACTTCGGCCATGTCGTAAAGCGGAGAGTCGTCGATGCTGGTGTCGTTGTTCTCGCTGCCCAGGAACTGGAACGGGATGATTCGCCATGGCTGTCCGGCTCCGTTCAGTGGGGCGAATGGCGCGACGGTCATCTCCGTTTTGCTGGCCCCCTCCTCCCATACTTCCTGGGTGTACACGCCGGACCCATCCAGGCGTAGCACGCGGTATTGGGTAACCTGCTCACTGCCGAACCCGTCATCCGTATCTACGTCGACCTTTTCACGCAGCACAACCAGGCTCAACAGGTGCTGACCGCCAACCTGGCGCGTCTTCCAGTTTATGATTGATTCAGCCGGGTAACTGGCGACGTTTGCACGGGCGCGACCGGCCTGCTCGTCTGCCTTGCTCACGGTGCCGGGCTCAACAGCGGCGTAATCCACCAGCAAGCCATGACGGCCGACTTCGAGCAAATGCCCGATAACCGACTGCGATTGCTGGTAGACGCTCACACCCTGCCCGTCGATGTCCTTTGTCACATAGTCGAGCGCACCGGGAACAGTCAGCGTTGGCCAGGTGCGGAATACCGCTCCCACCAGGCTGTGCTTCGTGCGGCCGGTTGCGTTGTAGAACACAGCGCGCTTCTTGTACGCGTCGTACCGATCCTTGTTGTCCTGGGACTTGTCCGAGGCATTCGGCCGGGGCAAGTAATAATCGCCGGCAGCCTTGACCGTTTCCGAGCCCTTGCAGACGTCGCGCACCAAGCGCCAGCGGTACTTCGCCGCCGTGTACTCGGGACGGGTGAAAGTGACGTCCGTCATCGAGCGACCCCCATTTTCATTGCGGTGACCGGTTTGATGATCGGGTACTCGCGGTGGATGAAGTAGCCGCCGGCGTCGTTCGCGTGATCGATGCCGGCGGCTTTGTCTGGCTCCCCGTTCGCGCCCCACACCTGCTGTTCCAGGCCATCGGCATAGGTTGGGCAGGTGAACGGGTTGACCAGGTAGCGGCGCTCGCCCTGCGCATTGCAGAAGACGGCGTTCATTGCGTTGATACGGTCCTTCACCGGCGGGTTCGCAGCTGGAGCGATGACCGCGAACCCGGCCTGCTTGAGCATGGCCAGGTCGGTGATGCTCGCGTTCACGGACTTGCGAGAGTCGCCCGAGGCATCCGGGTAGATCCTGATCTCGCACGTCTTCTTGAAGTCATTGCCGTCGTGCTGCCAGTAGCGTTCCTTGATGCGGCGGATCATATCGGGCGTGTCGTAGCCGTCGACCAGCTCATCTACGGCCCTGGGCATGCCCTGGTCGCGCTTGACGTGGGTGATCGCCGCCATCTTGCCGACGTTGAAGTCCATCCCGATGAACAGTGGCTCTCCGGGCTGCACGGTGTCGAAGCACCCGTTGAGCTTGCGGTCGTACGCCGTGTAAATCGTGCCAGACGTCAGGTTGACGAACTGGCCCTTGAGGTACGCCATGATTAACTGAGGCGGGTACGACTCCATCAGTGATGCGATGTAGTCATCCGGCAAGTTCAGCTCGTTGTCGAACGTGCTGGCCTGCACCAAGCCATACATCTCTTTCAGCGACGGCTTATCGCGCAGCTGTTTCACAAACTGCAGGAAGACGAACTTGAAGCCTTCCGGCGTCGTGGTGACGTCCACCCCGTTCTTCAGCCCGGGCAAGTTGTAGCGCATGCGGGCAATGATCTTGCGCCAAGCTTGCTGCGCCTTGACAGCGGTCAGCACGTCCAGCTCATCCACTAGAGCATGGCCAATCTTGAAGCCGACGATGGTCTGCGGCTTCTCCATCGATCGGCAGATCACAGTGCCGCGGGACTGGCGGCCACTGTAGATATGAACCTCGTGGTTCGCCTGGTTGATCTTCGTCTTCAACCCCCAGTCGTAGGCCACCTCATCCATGGTCGGATAGAAGATGTCCCGGATCTGCGGGTAAGTCGGTGCGAAGTAGCCCGCGTTGACGCCAGGCCACTCCATGAAATGCTTGCTCAGTGCCGAGCATCCCACCCAGGTCTTGCCTGAACCGAACCCGGCAACGAACGCGCGGAACTTGTGGGGCAGTGTGAGGAACTGAGCCTGCGGAACGTTAAGGCTCGGCATTCGGCTTCCTCGCATCCACCACATCGACCTGGATGCGGGTCGGGATCACTGGCTCATCGCCGGCCTCTTCCTTCCTGGCCCGGTTGACGTAAATGTCGCCGGTTTCCTTCGCAGCCTGTTCGAGAATCTGCATGGCCAGACTGATGTTCTTCATCGACTCTGCCCTCTCCACGAAACGATTCATGGCGCGGAGTCGATAAGCTCGGTTGGCTATGGGTATCTCTGCGGTTTGCTCACGGAAACGCTTGCGAGTGTCGTGGAACAGGGTTTGCCATTTGAGTGCCAGATGGGAGCCAGCACGCTTTGTGGGGTCGTGCTGCTCTACCTGCTGGCGGGTCACGTCCACGTCGAATTCTTGCTTCACCGCTTGTGAGACCTGGCTCGGCGTGTCGAAACAGGCCAAAGCCTGAACGATGAAGCTCTTCACCTCATTTTTCAGGGCTGCCATAAGTTAGATTCCGTCTCACGCCTGTCTTACATCAGGCCGACTTGAGCAGACAGGTTCCGCAGGCCCTCGATATGTTCAATTTCCCCACCTCAGCAGGACTGTTTGCAGCATCCACCAACGCTTGAACGTCAGGGCTCGCACCATAGCGGCGGACCACACCGACGAACTCTTCCACGTCGTGGCCACGGAGCTGAAGCTTGGGCGCACCGGTCTTGGTGAAGGCCGGTTGCCCCTCTCTGTCGTATGCCTGTGCCTGGTGGTAAAGCTCATGCTCTACCAGGGCACAGAAGTCGGTGTCGCTGCACTGGGCGCAGTAGTCAGCCGCCAGGGTGATGATGAAGTCCGGCACGTCGCCGAACCAATCACGCATCTGTTGCTCCATCCGGACTTTCTGCCAACCGCCAGCGCGGAGCGCTACCTGCTCAGCCTGGCCAACGACCGTGCGCCCCTTCTTCGTGAAGGCAGCAGACGCCCACATGACTCTCACGTCCGCATCGATGAGATGGGCGTGGTCTTCGTTGTGGATGCTGCCGGTGTCGACGAGGATCTCGGCTTGGAGCCATTCCCAGACTTCAGGCGCCGGGATCAGCCGAATACCGAAGTTGGAGAGTTCAGACAGGTCGAGCAGTGATGCCGGCGGCATTGGCCTATCCATTGAATCCTCCGTGTCGCGACACAATTTGCTGATTCGCGATACGTGTCGCGACTCGGGAAATTGGCACTCTCCACGCCAAATACTCAGCTACCATTCATTTCTTTCGAACGGACTCGACCAATGACCGTCAAATACATCCTTTTGATACTCGCAGCCGCTTCAGTGACCGGGTGCGGAACGATCAACACCACCTTCCGGGACGATTCGGTCACCAGCAATAAACTGGCTCGCTGGCAATCCCATTGCGACTCGGTGTCTCGTATCTACGGTGGTGCCATCCTGGACTACTGCACATTGAATGCGGAGCCGCGCCGTAACAATGGGTTTGATGGACATCCCGCCGCAGCTCTGATCGCCTTGGACATGGGGATTTCAGCGGTCGCAGACACTCTGGTTCTGCCATACACAATCTATTTGCAAAACAAGCACGGCGATATCAACAAAGCTCAGTTCGAGTAGCACGCAAACTGACTACTTCCACGAGAAGGGGCGACCTACTTGCTCTGACTACGTTTGATCTGCGCGTCCACCTGGTCTGCACAGGTGTCGAGCAGGTTGATGGCTTGGTTCTTCAACTCCCACAGCTGACCGTTGTCGGCGATGTCTTCATCCGCTACCCGCTCACAGGGCACCAGTTCTGGCGCTTCAATCCTTACGGCCTTTGTCTGGGTTACCACCGCCGGCTTTACCGCGCAGGCCGTCAGGCAGAGGCTGAGCAGCCCAATCACGAACAGGCTTGCTGTTGCGTTTGAGTTCTTCAAAATTCTTCTCCGCCTTTCTGGCTTTGGCCTGGCTGGCCTGTAGCCGCTTGGTGAGGTCCATCTGGTAATCGGCGTTGCGCTGGGCTTCGGCGCGCAGCGTAGTGATGGTCGCCTGGCTTTCGAGGTTGGCGTCGACCGCCTTCTTCTTCTCGCCGGCTTCGAAGGCCACCTCCCCGCGTAGGGCGACGACACGGGATTGCTGGATGCCAACGAGCAGCAGGCCGACCAGGGCGATGATGATTGCAGCAGCGAAGGCCTTCATGCTGCATCCGCCTTGCGGCCCAGGAAGCGGGTCACCAGTTCGCGGATGGCAGTCACGCCGAGGAACCCAATAGTCCCTCCAGCAGCAACCGATAGGCTGGGCGGCCAGGTCATCCACTCGATCACGCTGGACGCAACAAGGCTCAGCGATCCGCAGATCAGCGATTCGAACAAGATCCGACGCTTACTGGTTTCCTTCGCGTCGTACATGACTCGAAGCAACGATACTGTGATGGCCATGATTGCGCCCTGCCAGAGCGGATTGCTCAACGCCAGCCAGATCTTGGCCCATGTGTCTGGCTTATCAGGCATGGTAGGCATCCGGGTTGCTCCCCTCGGGGAGATTGATAAATCCGGCTCCAGCAGCACTCCCAGCTCGGAGCAATGGGTGTGGTGGGGCCGAAAACTGAAAGGCCCGCGCAATGGCAAGCCTGTGATTTATTGAGAACTAATCCGCGCGACCCATGCTTCGAGTGCGGAAATTCGTGAAGACATCACTGCGTCTGCCATCGATCGCGCCGAAGACTCCTGGGTGATGAGCGATTTCGTGACCATGGCGTCATCAATGAATGCCTTGCTGATGTAGACCTTGTCGCCATCAACCTTGAAGGGCTCGGCCTGCTCAGGCCCTGGCTGGTCCAAATTGCCGAGCTTGAACCGCACAACATCGTCATGCGTCACGGTCATCTCACCATTCTTGATGCTGACTCGCGTGCCGGCCACCTTCGCCTTCTCCAGGCGATCAGAAAGCTCTTCTTCAGTTTCGAGACGGGAGTAGCTCAGGAACAGGCGAGCATTGAACGACTCATCGCCGTAGCTCGCATCGCACTCTTCGAACTCGGCGGCGTATCGGTACTCTTCCGGAACGTTTTGCAGCTCGGCCTGCATGAACTGGAGCAGGTTGGCGGCATTCTTGGGCAAGTCGTACTTGCTCCAGCTGGCCACTTCGACGGACACCATCTGGCGCTCAGGCTCATGGGATGGGCTGCCGAGGGCGCAAGCGTTGATCTCGAACTCACCGTTGAGGCTGTTGAGCTTCCAACCGGAAACGCCTGGAACGTAGTTGCTGGATTGGATATAGCCGGACATTTGCTGTGCCTCATAACGAGAAAAGCCCCAGCGAATGCTGAGGCCCTGAATAGGTGCGCGTGTCTTCCCACGCTGCCAGCCAAAGGCTATCCCAGCGTCGACGCCCCAATGCATCGATCGCGCTGATCCTGTCTCGTGCCACCCCGCAAGCATGGTAAGGGCTAGGGTGCACGGGCTGCCGGTGTTGATCTCGTACGTCGCACTATCCGGCTATCGACGTCCAGGCCGTCCCGAAGGCTGTCCTGGCTACAGGTGTAACTGAGGCAATAAAAAACCCGGCTCGATGGCCGGGTTCAGGGTTTCGTGTGCGTTTCGCGTTACTTGTGCACTATGGGAAAAGTACGCGGAATTCCCCGTCATGTCAATATGATTATGCCGCCTCCTGATCTTTTTCCGCGTGAATCACCTGCCACACCGGCTGCTGCGCCTGAATATCCACTTCCTTGATCACTTCTTTCAGGGATTCCCACAGGTCGAGCCAATCTCGAGTCCAGTTCTTCGGATCGATGGTCACGCCGAAGAACGTGTTCATCTCGGAGGCTACCCGCGCCGGCCCCCATTCGGAAGCCCCGGCCACCTCCCCCTTGTACGACTGCAGGGCCAGGGTCACCAGGTATTGCGCCTTCACGCGCTTGGCCGATGTCAGGTCCGGCAATGCTGCCTTGGCGGTGATCAGCAGCACCGCATTCAGCAGGTGCCGCATGTTCATCGCCGGGTGGTACAGGTAGTGGCCGAACTGCTGCACCTGGAAGGGCAGCGTGTCGATGGCGCGCAACACCTTACCGATGGTAGCCAGGTGAGCGGCGCGGGCAGTCGACCGACCAATCGGCGTTCCGCGCGTTTCGCTGATGCTGATCTTCTGGCGCACGACCTGAATGCGCTCCTCCTTGTCCTCCCCCAGTGCAGCAAACACGGCTTCTGCGCGCCGCATGCGCTGCCCCTTCTTGATCGGCGCGGATTGCGCTTTATCAATGGCCACGGCGCTGATCGACGCGTTCGATTCGTGCTGAGCCTCTGTCCAAACCTGCCTTGCGTTGATCAGCTTCATGCGGCTTGCTCCTTCTTCAGTGCGCGGGTCTTGGCCCGGTATTCGGCGGTGATCGCCTTGAGTTCTTCCACGGTGTACTTGCGTGGCTGGTGATCGGCTTCGAGCGCTTCCACTGCTTCCAGGCCGATCCGAGCGATGAGCCCGGTGCGGAATGCCTGTGAAACCGTCTCGCCCTTGCGAGCGAACTTCGACGACCCGGCGTTGCAGCTTTTGCACTGGAGCCAGATATTGCTCGGCACCAGCCTCAGTTCAGGGCGAGCGCCCTTGCCGAGGAAGTGCCCTGCATCAAATGCACCGCCGGTCTTCCAGCCCTGGGCGCTCAGGATCGACTCCTGAGTGTCACCGCAGCTGATGCAACCGCTCCCGATGCTCAGCTCGTAGGTGCGGCGGTAATCGCGCACGGCCTTCTCTGCATCCTTGAGGTGGTCTGCGCGACTTTTCAGGGCCTCTTTGCGTACCTTGATCTCTCGGCGCCCCACCTCGTCCAATGCCTTAAGTGCTTTTGCAATGCTCGCCTTGTTCTTGGTCGCATCGGAAATCGCGCAAGGTATGCTGCAAACTGCCTGGCCAAGACGCGAAGGGACGAATGAGGCCCCACACTCTGCGACTCGGCATTTCTTCGGCTTGGCCGGCTTCCGTTCGATGGTCATAGTGCTTTCCTCGCGGCCCGTTCAACTTCTGCTTTCCGGTCCCCGCGCTTACGCTCGAACTCTTCCACCGAGCGCTTGCGGCGATGGTCCAGCACCACGCCGGCGATAATCGACAGGACAAGGATGGCCCCGTAAACGTCTACGTAATCCATCAGTATCTACCTCCCCAGTTGTCCTTCTGCGTCCACCGCACGCCATGCTCGGCGCCAAATGCCATGACCCATTCGATCAACTCGCCGCACTGCTTCACGTTGAGCTTGCTGGTGCGTTCGTAGATGACGTCGAAGCCGTTGCCATCGATCGCCGGTATCATCTGCGGTTGATCGCCTGACTCGCGCAGCCAGGCGGCCGTCAGGAGGCGTTTCCAGATCAGGACGTCCCACTTCTTGCCTGCGTGCTCAACCTGGGCTGCGATATCGGACAGGGCCGCGTGTAGGGCCTTGTTTTGCTCCCCGCTGCGGTCCACGTCGGTGATGGCCAGCTTCTTGGGCTTGGCCAGGTCCAGCCCGGCGATGTAGCCCATGGCCCTGGTGCGGTCTGATTCATTGCGGATCTGGAGGTTGGTCATGGCCGGCCTCCCTTCCCCATGGCGGCGTCGATCTGGTCAGCCTTCTCGTGCAAACGAACGGCCCAGTGCGTAGCGGACTTGGTTCCGGCTTCGACTTCTCGGCAGATCCAGCTAGATGCCTTTCTCAGTTCCTGCCCGGTATCGATGGTCAGCTTACGGAGAAGATCGTTCTCAGCCTTCAACTCAGCATTCACCCGCTCGTAGGCTTCGTAGCCGGTGCGTAGGCCAGCGACTTCGGCGCGGAGCTGGTCGCGTTCGTCAAGCACAGCCTTGTAGCCGTCGAAGTTGTAGGCGAGTCGGCCAATCATCTGCGCCTTTTCCAGTTCGGCCTTGAGCTGGTCGCGCTCGCGTGCAACCCTCGACCCATCTTTAATGAGCTTTTTGATGGACGTTGCATATGCCTTCAGGCTGCCGCGCATGCTTGAACAGTCGGCGTTCAGACGCTTGTTCTCGGCGATCAGGGCCAGGATGGTGGTGGGAGTCGTGGCGCCAAAAAATGCCGTAACAGCATCAATCTCGGCCTGATCCGGTCCGCGCTCGCTGCTGATCGCTATATCGACTGAAACATCGCCGGTCACTGCGTTTGCAGCCTCTGCCAGCCGCTCCAATTCGCTGTAGTCGCTCATACCGCCTCCTGATAATGCGTGTGGTGGGCACGCTTCTGTGTGCCGTCGGCCATTACGATTCGCTTGTCGGCACCACGGGTGAGCCTGACGATCTCGTTGTTCTTGCTGGAGACCAGGAAGCCTTCTTCGCGTAGCTGCTGGACTGTTTTGGTTTGTGCTGGGGTCATGTCAGAAGCCCTCCTTGCCGCGCTGTGATTCCCAATCGAACGGAACAACGATCAGCCCGCCTTCCCGCAACCGGTCGACGCAGCGGTCGCCCATGGCCCTGCCTAGGTCATTCGCTTCCAGGTTGGAAATGATCACCGTCGGCGCCTCACGCTCGTACCGGCCGTTGATGATTGCGAACAGGGTGGTCAGCTCGAAGTCGCTCGGCTGCTCCTTGCTCACGCCGATCTCGTCCAGCACCAGCAGGTCGGGATTGATCAGGCTGGCCAGGATGTCGCCCTCGGTGCGCTCGCTGTGTCGGTCGTACGTGCCACGGATGGCCTGCAGGACTGCCCCAACCGTGCGATACACCGCAGACCGGGAGGTCTTGTGCAGCAGTTCGTTGGCGATGGCCACGCCAAGGTGAGTCTTGCCAGTACCAGGCTTGCCGATCAGCACCATGCAGCGCCCTACTTCGCGGATCTGGTCGAACGTGGCGACGTAGTGACGGCAGAACTTCAATGCCTTGCGCTGCTGGTCATGCTCGACTTGGTAGTTATCCAGCGTGCGAGTGAGGAAGCGTTTCGGGATCAATGCATCGCCCAGCTTGCGAGCCAGGGCAATCCGCAGCTCGTAGGCCTTGTTCGCCTTCTCGCTGGCTTCACGCTCTTCTGCGATGGCGCGCATGCACACAGGGCAGCCGCCCTTAAACTCACGCCCCAGCAGAATGGTGACCTTCTGGTCGAAATTGCCGTGTTTGTCGCATTCCGCCGGCTGGGTACGGATCGACGGCGCGCCTTCTGGAAGCGCAACAACTTTCTCAGAGCGCATAGGAGCCGTCCTCACGCTGGATCAGGCCGGCGGTGTAGTCGCGGTCAGCGAAACCGGTGTGGCGCGATTGTGGGAACGGGTGAACGTTGCTGGTGGGCTTCACCTCGTCTTCCCAGCGCTTGCCGTTAAGCCAGGTGGACGGGTGCGGGATGAATTGCCCACCATCCTTGGTCCAGGCTTGAGAGGCGCATTGTTTGGCTAAGCCCTGGGCGATCAGGTTGAACAGGTCGTCAGTGACCTTAAGTTTCTTCCAGGCCTTTTCGGCGGCTGCCTTGCCCTTTTTGTTCGGATAGAGCTTCCAGAACTTTGGGAACAGATCGTCTGCCGTAGGCGAAGAGCTTTTAGTTTTCTTATCTGTATCTGTATCTGTATCTATATGGTTGACGTTTCGTTGCAACTGATCGTCAACGCCCGTTGAACGTTCGTTGAGTTCCTGTTGCTTTTTGAGGGCCTTTGCGCGTGCAGATGCCTTCCCAGCGTTCGAAGCGGTAACCACTTTGCTGTTGACAGCCTCCAAATCAGCTTCGACACGGAACTGAACCCAGTGCGTTTCGGTGACGTGGAAGAACTCGCTCAACGTTTCGGCAACGGAAGACCAGCGGTCGTTGGGAATCCGCGCGACTGTAGCGAGGCGATCAATTCGAAGAGGCTTGCCGGTCTGCCAGTAGCTGAACAACAGCAGCATGTAGGCTCCATGCTCCTCAGCAGTCAGGTGAGTGGTGTCGGCCAGGTAGTCGGCGACGTAGAACTGCATGTAAGGGAGCGCAGCCATCATTGGGCCTCCAGTTTGTACTGAGCCCACAGGCCGGCCACCCAGGTGACCCCTTTCGGAGTGAATTTGGTTTGGTTGAATGCGTGGCCGCTGTCGCTGGTGCCGGTCTTCACGTCGAAGCGGCCGGCGTCGATGTGCCCGCTGTAGGCCTGCCACTCCCCGCCCATGCGGTACATGATCTTCTTGTCGAGCAGGAACTCGCGAAAGCGGGCCTCATTGGCCCCCAGCAGCTTGGCTGTCTGGCGGAAGCCCTTCAGTCCTGTGGACTCGACGTACTTGTCTACGAACTCTGCTTTTGGCGCAGCAATGGCCAAGGCCTGATTGGCCTGCTGCTGCAACTCAAACTGCTCAGCCCAGGCACGGGCGGCGGCGGCCGGATTGGAGAAGTCCGGAAGCGTCGCGATGACGCGTGCGCCTTCAAACCCTTTCAGCTTTTTCAGGACTGATCGACGTACAGCCTTCGACTCGCGCATACCGACCAGCATGCATTGATCAAGAGTCAGATCATAAGTGGCGACCTGGTTGCCGTGGTGGGGGGTGAAATATTTTTGCACCCCCTCAAGGTCATCACCCAGCTCATCTTCAACACGAGACAGGAAGTGGTCATTACGAACTTTTGGCTCGCCAGCGAGAACCCGAGCGTCGTTGATCATTTCCCGGAGTTCAATGCTAGACATTGTCCGCGCCACGTTTTGCGATTGCAGAAAACGTGGCGCATTAATTCCAGCGGTATTGCTTTGTGATTCGATTTGCATATAATCCGCCTATACATGTTGTTCAAAAGGCCGGGTCACTACCCCGGCTTTTTATTGCCTTGAATTTGGCAGAGGCCCTCTGGATTACCCTTAAGAGTCCCTGCCAGAGGCCCTCATTGGGGTAACCAACTGAAGGACCTTCGCCTTCTTCCTGCCGACCTCTGAAAGCGCCCCGCTTGCGATTGATGTTTCCATCATTGCGTTGATGGCCTGGGCAAAACTCCACCCGTTCTGGCGCATCAACCCCTCCACTGCTTGCCGCGTTTTAGGCGGCAACTTTTCAAGCTCAATGCTCATTCGGGCCTCCAAAAGGCCTCTAGCCCGCGATATCTTCTTGTTTGTCCTGCATGAGCTCTTCGATGACACCGTTGGAAACTGCCCACTCGATGATTTCGTAGAGATACGTGGCGTGCTGCATACGGGTCTTGCTTGCGGCTTTGCGCAGAATCCGATCAAGCACTGGTTCGAAACGAACCTTCACCGGTATGGCGCGCTTTTGATTGGGGTCCATGTACATGCTTCTGTTCTCCTGGCTGATGAATGGGTTTAAGCGGCTGATTTTTTAATCTGGCTCTGACTAGGGAACGGGCGCACTTCCTCAGCAACGAAGGCGCCGTCAGACGACTCCGTTACGTAGATGTCACGACCCACGCGCAAAGCTTTGTTCAGGGCGCCCTGGCTCATTCCAAGCAGCTGAGCTGCCTTGGTCTGGCCCTTGTTCAGGGCAAATTCACTAAGAGTGATTCGGCTCATGGCCATATCTCCGTTGGCATACATGTGCGGAGATTATATCCATGGGATATTTTTATCAAGCCCAATGGAAATAGCAAACTATCCCCATTGGCAATAGGATTGGCCAGATGACTACTGACCGACGCGAACTGGAAGATTGGGAGAAGGATGAGTGCGCGGCGCTCAAGCTTGCCCTTGCCCGCTATAACGCCCCCTTGCCAAAGAGAGATCGCCTCACGCAGGAAAGGCTGGCCGGTGAGTTGGGCATGGCTCAAGGCAACCTTAATGGTCACCTGAATGGAAAGCGCCCTCTCAGCGTCGAGATTGCAGCGAAGGTCTACGCGATTACGGGAATACCGGTATCCGAATACAGTCAACGGCTTGCAGCGGATATAAAGTCGCTGGCCGCATCCGTACCGGCTGATACGGGCCCTGGCGAAAACTCTTCAACGAATGAACAGCGTTCGATAGATGGCGACCAACTCCGAGATGTTGCGCTAGCGATATCAGTGATAGCGGCTGGCGCAGCATCAGGATCACTCACCAAGCCACAGGTTTCGACCCTCCTGCGATTGCGTGACGAAATAGCAGAATCTAAGCCATCCAGCCTTTCCAAACATCTCACAGGCTTGGTTGACGCCGCGTTCAGAGCCTCTGAAAACGACGAGAATCCGGACGACCTCCTCTCTATGCTCAAGCATGGGGCAAACAAAGAGCACCTGAAGGAACAGAGTGGTAATGTCCACCCAAGAAGAGCAAAAAAAACGAGTTCCAAGTCAAATTGATCTTGGTCTGTTTCTTACAGGGAAAAGGGTTGTCGATCCTGCCGTTTGCGGTCAGCACCCTCTCTTTTATGGAACGGTGCAGGTAAAGGGGCGCGAACGCTTTAATGCTTACGTCAAGATGCTTCCGGCCAAGCTCATCTATGCTGAGGTCCTAAGCTCGCTGCTTGGGCAGTCGCTCGGCCTACCCATTCCCATCACCATCCCCGTATACGCCCGCGGACAGACCGTCGGCACCGCATCAGAGTTTGAGCTATGTGTTGCAAGCCTGGATTGCGGGGCGGCGCCCATTGCCAGAATCGCACGACTGGATGACGTAAATACCTTGCTCAATAAGTGGGCCCACGCGCGGACGGCAATTGTCTTTGACGAACTGATAGCTAACGCCGACCGAAATCTGCGCAACATTTTGATGGGTGCTGATGGGAAGATCTGGCTGATTGATCATGAGGAGGCATTGCGCCATCCCTTGATAAGGGCTCATGAAACAATACAGAATTATCTGCTTGCGAGGCTTTCTGAAGACCTCGGAAAATTTGAAATACGCCGGACACATCAGAGGCTCAAGGAGGAGGCTTTCGCGCTAGGAGAAATTGGCTTTAGCGCGCATGCTGAGGCATCTCTCCCAGGCCCTTGCAAGGTTTCTGCGGCTCACGTTGATTCTGTAATACAGTTTCTGCAGGACAGGATTAGCCACGTACCCATGCTGCTTGAGAGCGGATTGGGGATTCGACAAACACACTTAGACTTATCGAATGAACGCCCAAGCGCCTGAATATAATGGAATTCCTGAATTCCCAACGTGCGAAGCTCAATGGGCGCCAGTTTATCTTGAGCCGGTTGTCGAGTCTGGCGAGCGAATCACCATAGGTGTGGTGGCGTCAGCCAATGGTGAGGTAGCGGGGGACCTTACAATTACAGACAAAGCTATCCTCTGCCTATACGGAGAAGCAGCTGGCGGGATGAAGGCAACGATGGAGCTCGCTTTGAAAAAAGCCATGCTCTACGCAAAATCGGGTTTTATTAAAGGTTTTTCATCGGGTGTTCACGGCGTGATTCTTGGAGAGGCGCGGGAAGGTATTGGCTACGACCTGCAGGACATCCTTTGCCAAGGCGCAGATCTATGTGCGAGCCTTAGCCATATCCATGCCGATGATGCGAAGTCGTCGCACGACCGCTCTTCCTATTGGAAGCGTGTACAGAAGGCCATGGAGAGAGTCGATTCTTCCCTTACTCCACACTTCAATAGAATGGTCGACGTGACCATCAGGGGCTCATCCCTTTCTCTGCAGTGCGATTACTTTTCTTCAAGAATCGCGGTAAACGTCTGCAGTATTTCGCCAAATTATCGGCTTGGATCATTGTTCGAAACCGCCACATCCAAAGTGTTCAGGCTTGAGCAGTTGAAAGACCATGACGCGCTCATTTCACATCAGCACAGAGCCGCAATGATTCTTGTCATACCCTATGCGTCAGGAGTTGAAAGCTCAAAGCCGGCTGCAAGAAAAAGCTACAACGACCGGATACTGATGCTTCAGGACATGGCAGAGAAAAAAGACTTTGACCTGGTAACCGTCAACAGCGCGTTCGAAGGCGCCAAGGAAATCCAGCGCCTAGAGCGTGCAGCCGCATAACCCCTCATCGACCTACTCTCAATAGCCCGCCTTGATGCGGGCTTTTTTACGTCCTGGATATTTTTTATATCCATTGGAGTTGACCTATGAATATCCATTGGATATATTCGCTCCATCGAGTCACCCAACAGGGACTCGCCAGGGCCTCACAGCCCGCCGCTCTTTGGTTACACCCCTTGCCGGATCACCACCGGCCCAGATTCAAAGGCAGCGATGAACCGGCCTCAACGGTTCAGAGGGTTGGCAACTGACCCGGGTGTGCAGCGTAAAGCACCAGAAGCAGTTATCCGGCGGACAGAGTCGCGGTCGGAGAGAAGGAAACACCCACAGATTTCCTCGATGACCTTGGCGACAGGGTCATCCTGAAAATCAACCGTGGAGATTCACAATGCCAAGACTTACCTGGGCCGCATGGCTGTTTGTGATCACCCTTGTAGCCGTGCTTCTTGCGTGCTGCTGGGGTATTGGGCAGAGCGTTTAGACGTACAACCAGCGCCACGTCAGCACTGACGTTAACTGCCCGATCCTCTCTATGAGAGCGCTTCGGGGTGTGATCTGGTGTTTGGCTCGTTTGGTACAGGGCCGCCACACCAAGCTGGTGCTGTTGAGGACGGCGGCGCCGCTGAAATCGACATAAGTCTTTCGGGTTCGAATCCCGGCCAGGTCACACCGCCAAAGCTTTCTTATAGGTGGCCACTGCCTACCCAGTGAGCGAACAACGGAGGGCTTCATCATGGACTAGCCAATAGCTGCCCGACGCCTCATGCGCCCGGCAGGCTTGTTACATACGAAGGTAAAAGCCCGGGCAATGTTCGGGCTTTTTTACGCCTCGCCTCTACCCGTCAGCACTCCCCGGCGCCCATCGGCAAACAGCCGTGCGTGAGTGTTGAGCGAATACAGGTGACCCAACGAATGAGGAATCAGCGATGTGTACTTGCAAACAAGATACCGAGGCGAGGCTGCTTGAAGCTCTGCCCGCCGAACTTCCGGAAGGCTTCAAAGGTTTGAGTGCGCGGCTGACCGGCTACGCAATGTTTTTTGGCGGGAATCAGGCGCAGTTCAAACAGGTCATGCCGATTGAAGTCACGTATCAGGCTCCGACCAAGGCTGGAGTGATGAAGGACAAAAAGAAGTCGATGAGCATGCTTGCCAACTTCTGCATGTTCTGCGGCGAGAAGTACGACAAGGACGAGCCGAAAGCATCCGCCGCCTAACCGGGTGAACCAACGAATGGAGAGAGTCATGAGCAAACCAAAAAACGAGCCAGCGTTTCCAGTTGAAAGCTGTGCAGATCACGAATTCACCGGCATGAGCCTGCGCGACTACTTCGCTACCCACACCAGCATTGATCACGACGAGGTAGGCGTCCGTTACGCCGCCGCGATTGTTGGCCGCGATATGCCGGACTTTGCAGCAGACCCGCTGGGCAACTCTGCGTTCTGGGCTGAATACCGGGCTCGCATGCGCTACATCGAGGCTGACGCCATGCTCGCAGCCCGTTCCGCCTAACCCCAAACACTGGAGGTCGCCATGAGCGATATCAAACCTATCCGCGCGAATAGCCGTGACGGCGGCGACACCTATCGCATGCTGAACATGATTCACGTCATGGCCGGCATGCTGGCAAACGAGCCAAAGAAGCACTTCACCCTGGCTCGTACGAACAGCGACCCTCAGTACGGGCCAATTATCACTGTCTGGACAAATGGAGTCGTCGATGTAGAGGCGCGGACTTGGAGGGATCAAGAGCCGGCTTACCACGAATACTCGATGACGCGAGTAGTCGTCCCGCCCACCGAATAAAGCCACCCTGGAGGCGACCATGGAACACGAAATAGTTGTTGAGGGGTTTGTCCTCCAGGTGGAGGTTACCCATTGCGTGAATGAGCCACCGTGCTATGGCAGCTGGAACAGCGACTGGGACGCCCAGGGCGACCGGGAATTGGAGTTCAGGCTGGTGTCGGGCATCTGCTACGACGAAGACGGTGTTCGGATGGATGTGCCGGACTATCAACTGCCGGTGCTGGCCCATCAGTACGGGCCGCAGATCACCGTGGCCCTTTGGCATGAAATTGATTCCCGCAAGAGCCGGGAAAGGCGGTGTGCAGCATGAGCCTCAGTGAGCATTCCCCATCCCAGCACGACCTCGCTGTCGGCATGCTGGAAAGCTACATCGCACGGGTGATTGACCCCGAGTGCAGCCCGGTAGCCGTCAAGGCTTCGGCCAACACCGCAATCCTGATCTTCCGCACCCTTGGCGTGATCGACGCTGCCGAGGATGCCCACTACACCGAGCGCCTGCACCGTATCTACGAGCGCCGGCAAGGAGAGGCCGCATGAACAGCATGACCTTGGCTTTCACCCACAAGTCCTGGCTCGGCGCCTTGTCGCTGGCCTACGACGCAGGTATCGAAAACGTCCACGCCTGGAGCCGCCGGGCCTGCCTGTGCGGTGAGTGGACTGTCGCTTATGAGGTGAAAGCGTGAAGCTTGAGCGATCGATACTCATCACCTTGGCGGCTCACGAATCGGTCTTGCAGCGGATCAAGTCGCTGACTGCCGATATCGGCCTTCACCTTAGTCGATGTGAGAACCGCTACGACCTGATCGGCCCTAAGCCTGCCAATGAGTTTCCAGAGCTTGGCGATCTGCCTTGGCCGAACGGAAGCGAAGAGCACTGGCAGATCCTGTATGACGAGAAAAATCGTCGCAAGACGCACATGTGGGAAGCTTTCCGAGAATGGTCGGAAGAAGAAGATCGAAGGCTGGACGATAAGGAGGTGATGGATTACCTGTTGAAGCAGGGCTGTGTCCACTGCACCAGAGCATGGTATTTCGCCAGAGAGCGCAAGAAAGCCCGCCGCGATCTGGGCAACTTCCGCCGCTCACTTCGCGCCTTAGGCAAGTCAGCAATCAAAGCGTTGGACCCGCAGCCATGACCTCCTACCAAAGAGCCAAGCGCTACTGCTTCTGGCGCGGGTCTGCCATAGCACTCGCATTGTTTACGACCTGGATGATGCTCAGCGCATACGCCGGGGCAATTACTCAATAGGTAACCGACATGAATAAGCACACGCCTGGGCCGTGGGTAATCATCCCTGGTGGTGACGAATGGTCTAGTGGACGGATAGCGACCATCGAGCCAAAACCGGAAACCATGGTTGAGACCAACTACTGGACTGTCGCCGAAGTGAATTATCGCCGCGACGAGCATTTGTCCAACGCCAAGCTGATCGCCGCCGCGCCTGATCTTCTGTCAGAGCTTGAAGAAACGCATGCAGCTCTGTGCTTCACCGCTGACTATATCGGCTATGAGCGCTACAAGCGCAACGCCGCAGCCATCGCCAAAGCCACCCAATAACCCCCTTCACAGCGCCCCTCTCCGGTGGCGCGGAGAACAATCATGTCAAATGACTTGGCAGTGGTAGCGAACGATATCTACGCATGCCGTGATGCCTTCCAGGCCGTACTGGCCGAGCCCACGCTGAACTTCGACCGTGAGGCGAACTTCGCCATCCAGATCCTCGAGGGCAATAGCTTTGCGCTCAAGATAGCCCTGCAAAACCGACAATCGGTGATCGACGCAGTGACGAACATCGCTTCGATTGGTCTGAGCTTGAATCCGGCCAAGAAGCAGGCCTACTTCGTTCCGCGCAAAGGAAAGATCTGCCTCGACATCTCCTACATGGGGCTGATGGACCTTGCGATGTCCACCGGCTCAGTGCGGTGGGGCCAGGCGAAGCTGGTCTATGAGAGCGATGTCTTTGAGCTGAACGGCGTTGATCAGCCGCCCACGCACAAATCCAAACCGTTCGCCACTGATCGCGGCAACGTTGTTGGTGTCTACGTGGTCGTCAAGACGGCCGACGGCGACTACCTGACCCATCCCATGAGCATCGGCGAGGTCATGGCGATCCGCGACCGTTCCGAGGCGTGGAAAGCCTATGTGAAGGACAAAACAAAACTTTGCCCGTGGGTTACTGACCCTGGCGAAATGACAAAGAAAACCTGTGTAAAGCAGGCCTACAAGTACTGGCCCAAAACGGATCGCCTTGAAAAAGCCATTCACTATCTGAACACCGAGACTGACGAGGGCCTAAAGCTGGCTTCAGCTACGGCTGCCCCAGCAACAGACCCAGCGCTTGCGCAGGATTGGTCTTCGAAAGCGCGGGAGGCGACCACTGTTGATGACCTGCAGGTAGTTTGGGTGTCCGGACTGGCTGCCATCAAGGCTTCGATGGATATGCCCGCCTACGAGCAGTTCAAGGCCGCCTGCAACGAACGCAAAGCTGAGCTGTTGAAGCCTCAAGAAGAAGGAGCGGCGGCATGATCCTCATTGAATGCGAGCAAGGCAGCCCTGAATGGCATCAAGCCCGCGCAGGATGCATTACAGCCAGCATGTTCGGCGTGGCCAGGACCAAGGTTGGCGGCCTTGATGATAAGCAGATGATGTACGTCTGCGCTATCCAGGCTGGCATGACCGAGAAGGAAGCCATGGCCGAGGCGGGATACAAGGCAACGCCAAAGGCTGAGTCTGTACGCCTGGCACTGGCCGGCAAGCCGGTAGGGCAACCGTCCGAAGCTGCAATGAACTACGCCTTCAATTTGGCCGTCGAGCGAATCAGCGGCGCGCCGCTGGATCAAGGCTTCGAAACCTGGCAGATGAAGCGCGGTCACGAACTGGAGCCGATGGCCAGGATGGAGCACGAACTGAAAACCGGCCTGATGGTTCAGCGCGCCGGGTTCGTCACCACCGATGACGGCGCGTTCGGCGCCAGCGCAGACGGACTGATCGGCGACGACGGCGGCAGTGAGTACAAGTGCTTCATCGCCCCCGACAAGCTCCGCGCTTTCCACATCGACAACGACGCCAGCGGAATCATGGACCAGGTGCAGGGTTGCATGTGGATCACCGGGCGCAAGTTCTGGCACGTCGGAATGTACTGCCCCGCCCTGGAGGTCGTCGGTCGCCAGCTCTGGTGGCAGGAATTCAAGCGCGACGACAACTACATCGACAAGCTCGAAGAAGACCTCTGGCAGTTCAAGCTGCTGGTGGACGGATACGAAGCGAAACTACGGAGCCAAGCAGCATGATCAGCCCAGAACTCAGCACCATCCGCCAAAAGGATCTAGACCGCGACTGGATCGCCCGCGCCACGGCAGAGTATGAGGGGCGCGGCACTCTCGAAACACTGCCGGTGCAGGTCCGCAACGCCGACTTCGGCACGATGTTCAACGGCAAGGCCAAGGACGGCACAAGGGCCGAACCAAGCCCGTCGCTTGAATCCAAGGTTGCCGCAGCCGCTCCGACGCTGACCGTCACCGAGGCAATGAAGACGTTCCACCTCTGCGAGCGCGACTTGAAGTTGATGGCATCTCGCATGGGCTTCAAGTTTAAGCGCGCCTACACCACCAACCAGGGTCACAAGGCCTCTGACGGCGCCATGGTTGAGCGGATCATTACTCTGCGCGACGAAGGTCTGAGCCGCTCCAAGGTAATGAAGCAGACCGGCATGTGTTACGAGAAATTCCACCGCCTGCTGAAGGATTACAAGATCGAATTCCCGGCGCTCCCGTTCCACCTAAGAAACGGAAAGATCAAGCGTTGAAGCGGCCCTTAGCCCGCACCCAGCAACGCAAACGTCAAACCTGGCTCGCACTGCCGGCCAGCGGAATAGTAGAGGTAGGCCATGGCAAAGACTGTGCAGGAACGCTCGGCAAAAACTGCCAGGAAGCGCGTGGCGAATGCCGAAGAGGAATTGCGGCTCAGGGTTCGCCCAGGTACCCGGCAGGCCCTGGCCGATCTGATGGAGTGGTCAGGCATAACTGAGCAGGGCGAGGCGATGACGCTGATGATTCATCACCTGCATGCGCTTGGTTCGACGAAGTGCCAGCCGTTGCTGAATCCGCCGCGCCACGAAATCGAGATATCTCAAAACGTGGCGCGGGAATTCCGCAATAAAAGCCTGCTCGCCATTCAGCACGACCCTGGAGACGAGATCATCGAACCAGGATGATTACTCTTCTTCGTCGAACGCGTTTACTGATATCTCAACCGACAGATCACCAGCGCTAACGCCAGCAGCCTCCAAAACCTCTGGAGGTGTCGCCTCGTCGAAAACTGCGATGTAGTTGTATATCAAACCATCATCGCTCTCATTGGTATCAATGGTCACGTATTGCTCTGCCTGTTCGGCCGTGATGCCCAAAATCTTACCGACCACGTCGCTTTTTTCATCGCCTTCAAAACCATGACTCATCAGCTCTCTCCTTGATCCGGCTCCATGCCGGTCACCCGTAATACCCCATATCAACGAATCACGCCAGCCGCCAGCGCCCTATCGCCTTCCGTTCGTATCGGGAATAAAGCTTCCCAAGAAAAAGATAGTCGCAGGCCCTATGAGCCAAGCGGCGGTCGTTCCCGGACTGACAATAGGTACAGCGATAGCAATTGCAAACAGGCCTATTCCTGCCCACAGCCGCCTACGCGGCGTGAACCACTCACGGAACGCTTCAAGCTTTTTACCGGCCATTACCACCTCCTTGTTTGATAAGCAGCAAAGCATATCACCCACTTAAACGAATCACGCCAGCCGGCGAGGATCCACTATGCCTGATATCACCTACGGCTCTGTGTGCAGCGGCATCGAAGCCGCGACACAGGCCTGGCACCCGCTGGGCATGCGCGCCGCCTGGTTCGCCGAGATTGAGCCGTTCCCTTCGGCGGTCCTGGCCCACCACTACCCCGATGTACCGAACCACGGAGACATGACCAAGCTGGCGGCCCTGGTGCTAGCCGGCAAGATCCCGGCACCAGACGTGCTGGTCGGCGGCACTCCATGCCAGGCCTTCTCGGTCGCCGGTATGCGCGAAGGCCTCACCGACCCGCGCGGCGCCCTCACCATCAAATACGTGGAGCTTGCAGATGCAGTTGACTATGTTCGCGCCGGCCAGCGAAAGCCCGCCAGCGTCATCGTCTGGGAGAACGTCCCCGGCGTTCTCAGCGACAAAGGGAACGCCTTCGGATGCTTTCTTGGCGCGCTTGCTGGGGAAGACTGCGAGCTGCAGCCTCCAGGGAAAAAATGGCAGGACGCTGGTTGTGTGTATGGACCCAAAAGAACAATCGCGTGGCGGGTCCTGGACGCCCAATATTTCGGCCTGGCCCAACGACGCCGTCGTGTGTTCGTTGTCGCAAGTGCTCGTGACGGGTTCGATCCCACCGAGGTACTTTTTGAGCGAGAAGGCGTGCGCCGGGATACTGCGCCGCGCCGAGGCGAGAAAGCGGACTCTCCCGCCGGCGCTCTTAGAAGCACTGACGGCGGCAGCGATGTCGACCACGCAATAGCAGGCCATCTTCAGTCAGTAGCTTTCGGCGGCGGCGCTAACTGCGAACAGACCGAGGTGGCGACAGCTCTCAGCGCCCACCCTGGCGGTACGCGTATGGATGCTGAAACCGAAACGTTCGTCGTTACTGCGCCACTCACAACAAACCAATACGGCGACCATGAGAGCCGGGAAAGTCTGTTGGTTGTGGCCGGCACGCTTCAGGCTGGGGGCAAGGCTGCGGGCAGTGCAACACAACAAGATGCCGAGTCGGGCCTGTTGGTCGTGCACGGCACACAAGACCCCGGTGTCAGCGAAAGGCTCGCCTTTGCCCTGGGTAGGAACAACGGTCAGGAAAACGCGGTACTGGCTTTCTCCTGCAAGGATCACGGCGCCGACGCCGGCGTAATTGCCCCCACCCTGCGCGCAATGAATCACTCCGGAAGCCACGCCAACGCCGGCGGGCAGGTTGCCGTGTGTATAACTGGCGAAATAACCCATACGCTGAAAGCTGAAGGGTTCGATGGTAGCGAGGACGGTACTGGGCGCGGACAGCCGATTGTGGCCTTCACCCAGAACAGTCGGAGTGAAGTCCGCCATATTGGGGGTGACGGGCAGATCGTAGGAGCGCTGGCGGCGGAGTCAGGAGCTCAGCAACAGAACTACCTGGCCAGCACATCGATGGTTCGGCGGCTAACGCCAGTTGAGTGCGAACGACTCCAGGGCATGGCCGATGACTACACCCTGATCCCCTGGCGGGGAAAGCCAGCCAGCGAATGCCCAGACGGCCCCCGCTACAAGGCGATCGGCAACAGCAAGGCCGTCACCGTGGTTCGCTGGATCGGCCGGCGCCTTCTGCAACAACTCTGACATCCCCCACTCCACCGCCCGGGCATGGCCCGGCAAGGAATACCGTATGACTACTGAATTCAAGCTGGTGCCGGTTAAGCCGACGCTAGATATGGGCTGGGCTTACCTTGATGCTGCTCGTGATGCGCAGCCTGATAAGAACTTTTCGTTCAGCATTCCGGGATATCGCGCGATGCTCGCCGCCGCCCCAACCCCGCCGCAACCCATCTACGACGAGGCGAAGGAGCGCGAGTTGTTCAACTCCTGGTACGGCGAGCTGCCAACAACCAAGCTCAAGGAAACTATGTGGATGGCATGGGAAGCCTGCGCCCAGTCCCGCGCCAAAGCTGGGGAGGTGGGTCATGAGTGAAGTGAAGCACTATTTCTGGGTTCAAGACGGCATGTCAGAAGGCGGAAAATCTCTGGACACTTATGTGAAAAGCCAAGACTTCGACCGTGTAACCGCCGAGCGTGACGCGGCGCTGGCTGCCGAAAAAATTGCAATTGGCGCAATCACCCACAACCAGCTGGTTATCAAGGAGCTGCAACAGCGCCTGACCGCGGCGGATGAGCGAATTGATCAGTTGACCAAGCCACAGGGCGTTCAGGTGGCCTGCATGCCAGTTGAGCGCTGCTACGACGTCCGGGCGAAGATGATCATCGCCTTCAATGAGTGCAAGAAGAATGGCGGCGACCTGGATGATGCACTTGATGCGGCATACAAATCGGCCTTGCGCTATTCGCATAACCCACTGAGCGACGAGCAGGCCGATCGGTCACCAGAGGCCTATGCCATCGAGCACGCCGAGTACATGGCCAAGTCAGCCGATAACGTGCTGGCGAAGTTCCAGGCATACGGCTTGGCGCTGCTGGCCTGCGATGAAGGTGGTGACGACGGCGAAGGTGAGCTTCTGGAGAATATCGACTCCGCGCGCGGTGACCTGCAAGAGTCACTGGTAGATCTGCGCAGCATGGTTTACGAGTTCCGCAAGCGTGCCGCCAAATTCCGATAGGAGTACATCCGTACTCCTCCCGTAAAACCTGTAACCCCTCCCCCTTCAAAGTCAGCCGCTATAGCGGCAAGGACGAAACATGCCTATCGAGAAAATCGAAAAGGAGGCTGACCTCTGTGCGCTGTTCATCCAGGAGTTCAACGAGCAGCCCGGCTGGACGTGCTACCCCGAGGCCGCGGGCTTCGACGTGCTAGTCGTTCATGAAGACGGCCGGCAGATCGGCGTCGAGGCGAAGATGCAGCTGAACGCCAAGGTGGCTGACCAGATCCTGCCGTGTCGCGGCGACGAGCTGTACGGCCGTGCCGGCCCGGATTACCGGTTAGTGATCGTGAGCAAAATCACCGACGCCAGCAAAGGTATCGTGAAGATGCTGGAACACCTTGGCGTCAGAGTACTGGTGCCGAGACAGAGCTGGACCCGACAAGGCAACTGCATGACCTTCAGCCTCGACCATTCCCTGATGGAGGTAAGCGGCCGCAAGCCTTTCTACGACTGGTACATGTTCGACTGGAACCCGCCTGAGCGCTGCCAGGTGCCGGTGCTGGTCACGAACTTGCCGGCGGGCGTCCCCTCTCCTGTGCGCCTGACACCGTGGAAAGAGTCGGCGTTGAAGGTGCTGGCCCAGCTCAGGCGCCAAGGCTTTATCACCGCCAAGCAGATCTCCAGCCACGGCATCGGCGTCAGCGCGTGGACGCAGGCGCCCGGGAGCAAGCCGGCTTGGCTGGCCAAGGGCGCCGTGCGCGGCACCTGGATCGAAACGGAACACATGCCGGCCTTCGACAAGCAGCACCCGGACGTGTACGCCCTAGCGGTCGAAACCCTGACCGCTACTGCGCCAGCCGAATTGGAGTTGACGCCATGATCGCCACCCTCTGGTTCGCCTACGTCTTCATCTACAAGGTGGGTAGGCCATGACAGAACACGAACTGCTAAAGCTGTCAGCCAAGGCCATGGGCTTTGATCTGGAGTATCGGAGCGGAAGCGATGCCTTCTATTACGACGATCCGGAATCCGGCCGGGAGCAATGGGAGCCACTCAGCGACGACGTCCAGGCCATGCGCTTAGCGGTAGAGCTACAGCTCAGTATCCTCTGGTTCACCAACCTGCAATACGTAATGGTCGAGCGTCGCGGCTACGGCGAGAACATCGGATGGATCGACGACGCAGATCGGGCTGGCGCTCTCCGCCAGGCACTCACCGTCGTAGCAGCACAAATCGGCAGCACGCTTCCCTAACCCCAATCCCCCTACATGCCTGCCGGTGAGCGGCGGGCGAGGTATCCCTATGTCCGTAGAATTGAAAGGCTACATCCTGAATCAGCGCCAACTGGACGCAATCGTCCCGGTTATGAATCTGCTGATGCAGGGAAAGGTTAAGCAGAAAGGCTTCGAAGACGCGTGTGTCAAAGCGCTTGAGGCGGCCGGGTGCCCTGTGGGCTACGACACCTCCATGCCTGGGTCCGATAAAACCGTGGCGGAACGAGCCCAGGCATGGATTCTGAATGGCCGCGTAGGCATGTCCGCAAAGGCGATCTACTGCCATATGACGGGCAATGCTGACAAGGATCGCTGGAATCACCCGCACGATCCTGACGACCTCAATCGCTGCCTCCTATTGCTGGACCTGATCCCTGAGTGGAAAGAGCGCATGCCGGAAATGAAGTCGCGCAGTCCTGCATGGGCTGGCTTGGCAGCCAACTGGGCAGAGATCAGCCAAACCTTCGTCGACGAGGCCGGTATGGATTGGTGCAAGGCCAAAAGCGCTCCGAAAACCTACGCCCTCATGGAGCAGGCAATCGGCAACTACGAAGAGCCTGGCGTTTTACGCATCCGCCTGTAACCACCTTCTGCCGCCCAGCGCGGCAAGGACACCCCATGTTCGCAATAAAACTCACCCTGCTCATTGTGGGCATAACGCTGTACGTGTCCGGCACCGTCTGCTGGATCTTCTGG